ATGGAAGAAAAATGGAAAGACGTATTAGGATACAAAGGGTTATATATGGTTAGCAATTTAGGGCGTGTAAAACATTTACCACGCATTTCCAGAGGTGGATTTGGAAGTAGATATATCGGTGAATATTTGCTAAAGCCTAAATTAGAAAGCAATGGATATTTAAGAGTGGGACTTTGTAGAAACTATACAATGAAATATGTATCTGTGCATAGGCTTGTTGCCCAGTCATTTATTCCGAACCCCTACAATTACCCTGTTGTTAATCACAAAAATGAGAACAAACAAGATAATAGAGTAGAAAATTTAGAGTGGTGTACAAGCAAATATAATAGTAACTATGGGACTTCAATAGATAGGAGGAGAAAGGCTCAATCAAAAAAAGTATATCAATATGCGTTAGATGGGGCGTATATAACAGAATTCCAATCTGCAACTGAAGCAGCAAAAGAGGTCGGTGGAACAAGAAGCGGTATATCATTCGCCTGTGAAGGGAAAATAAGATATGCTTATAATTTTATGTGGTCGTACAGGAAAAAGAAAGAAATGAAAATGCGCGCCCACTTGGGACACCGTAAAATTATAAGGATAAACCCAAAAGATAATACAGAGGTGGTGTTCGGTTCTATTAGAGATGGAGCAAGAAGCGTTAATGGATGTGATGCAAGTGTAAGAAAAGCGTGTAACGGTATTTACAAAGTGTCTTATGGATATATTTGGAAATATATATAGGCTATATATGTAAAACTTTTAGACTATGTTCTAAAAGAGTAACAACACACTGAACAACACACTGACCAACACACTGAACACCTTTGTAATTATCTTTATATTAGATTTTTACAAAGGTGAAAAATAAAAAGCAACACACTGAACAACACACTGAACAACACACTGAAACAAGTAAATTTTGTTGTGTTTATTTACTTACTATGTAAAAATTTATCTAAACAAATTTGATTATTTAAGATTATTTGCTATATTTTTGTTGAAAACCCTATAAATGGAGCAGATAATCGAAACAATCAAGAGAATAGAAAAGGCACGCACGGCACTTCGTCAAGCCATAGTAGATAATGAGATTGCCACATCTCCTAAATTGAAAGACTTAAATCTCATTCCGAAGATTTACAAGGTATTTGAGGAGTTAAAGGGCAAAGAAATAAAGGTAAATGACCGCAAAGAGTTTATCTTTGTTGTCATCTACCTTTACTCTCCTAACAAATTCTTTGGTGGCAAGATGCCGCAAGGTCTTAGACGTGCCATCACCAAAGCTACCAAAGTAACCTGCGCAAGCGTTATTTCAGCGACTTGTACAGAGTTAATGGTACTCTATACCACCTATTCAGATTTTCGCCAAAATGTTGACGAGCTTATCCAAAAGGTCAATGATGTATTAGAGTAGTCCTTCTTTTTCGGATTTCTCTCTTACAGCGTCATTGATAAACCTGTTTCTGTTCTCTTGATTGTCGAGGACAGAAACAAGTTCTTTATCCGCCTTGTAATAATATGCCTTTCCTGTAAGAGATGGGCGACCTGCGCCCACTCTCTTACCGCCATGTGTATTTTTTGACATTACTTTATCGTTTCGTTGTAAACGTATTCTTCTGTATCGTTATTTACGATACTTACGACACCACCTTTGTAATCGGCAAAGTAGCTCTCGTTAGTACCATTTTAACTTTATTTCTTAATCACGTTGCAAAGATAAGTATATACTTTTTCAAATGCAAACATTAGGCGTTTGTTTAACTTACTTTGGTATATACTTAATCAAGTGTTAAGATTAGGTTAAATATTGATTTAGTATATACTTAATCAAATAAAAGAATTACCTTTGCAACGTGATTAATAAAGTTGAACAATTAATATATAAATTATGAAACTGATAACAAAAGCTGTTGAGAAAGAGTTAGCAAAGTACCCTTTGTATTCACAAGATGGCAAGGTCAAAGATGCCGTAGTAGTATGCAAGTTCTTCTTGCAGGGTTACACGTGGTATGTACTCGAAGCTGAGAAGGCAGATAATGATTATGAGTTCTTCGGCATCACTGTTGGGCAGTTCGCTGAGCTTGGCTATTTCACCCTTTCTCAGTTAGAAAGCGTAACAGGTCAATGGGGTCTGAGAGTTGAGAGAGATAGAGGATTTAAGCCAACAAAGGTAAAAGACTTAAACCTACCCTTAGAGTATTAAACAACAATCCGTCCATTGTAGGTTATACAGGGCGGATTTTTCTAAATATAATAATGTTAAATCGTATCTTTGTGATACATTAAAAATGAGAAAAGTCGTATGAAAGTATTAAATCTTATTATCCGTCAAAAGTATTTCGATGCTATCCTTGCAGGTCGTAAAGTGCAAGAATTTCGTGAGGTTCGTCCAACCACTATCAAGAAGCTATTGCAGCTTGATGAAGAAGGCTTTGAAATCGAAGATGCTGACGGCAATGCGCAGCCTATCAAGTATGACGCTATCCAATTCTATGTTGGATACAACAAAGATAGAGATAATGCGCTTGTAGAAGTCGTTGGCGCACATTGTGAGATATTCGTAGATGAGAATAACGAACCTATCACTTACGAGCATGGCAGGGACAAAGATGGCAATCCACTTGTATGGGTAGCTGAGCAAGTAGTGTTTGATTTGGGTAAAGTACTTTCACACAATATTAGAGACAAGTCGAAGAAAGTATAATAATCGAATATTGAGATTATGGCAAGAAGAAATGCACAAACACTGAAAGGTCGTATCGCAGGTGCAACAGGTTCTTATCTGGGCAATAGTGGACGTCATCAGTTGGTAGCTGGTAATAAATTGGGCAGTCATAAGACTGTATATAGGCAGCTCCGTAAGGGCTTTGGAATGAGCGCAGGATAATGAACAAGTTACAAGATGCACATAACGTAATATGCAGGGTGGCTGAAAAGCAGTCATCTTGCATTGTTATGTGTTCACTTGGTAAAGATTCGTTAGTTACTTTGGATTTGGTCTATCCACGCTTTGAAAGGGTTGTATGTGTGTTTATGTACTTTGTTAAGGACTTAGACCACATCAACGGATGGATAAGGTGGGTAAAGAAGAAATATCCAAAGGTCGAGTTTATGGAAGTTCCTCATTGGAATTTAACATATATACTTCGTGGCGGTCTGTATTGTGTTCCCAACCCTAAAGTGAAGCTGTGGAATTTAAGCAAGACAATAGAAGCACTTAGATTAAAAACTAACTGTTACTACGTTTTCTTAGGTATGAAGAAAGCGGACGGAATGAACCGAAATTTGATGCTCAAAGGCTATGAGGCTAATGGGTATGAGAACAAAGGTTTAGTCTATCCGCTTGCATCATGGACACAGAAGGATGTTTTAGCGTATATGAAGCACAAACGACTACCGCAGCCAGTAAGATATTCCAGCAAGGCAGGCGGTGGAGTAGGGTTTAGTAAGGAAACATTTACTTGGCTTGAAAAGCACTATCCGCAGGACTTAGAGAAGATATACAAAGTATTTCCAATGAGCGAGAGAATTTTATTTGAACAGAATTATAAACAGGATAACAAAGAATAATTATGGCAAGAAAAACGAAAGCTCAAATCGGGCATCAGACTATGAGAATGTTAGTAGCAGATGAAAAATTGGGGGGACGCAGACGGGATATTATTCTAAAAGCAAATGCAAAAGCATTACTTCCGATATATAAGCGTGAAGGTAATCACGAAGCGGTAAAGGCCATGAGGTCAAGATTGGGTGCAGTATCAGGGTAACAAAGAATAATTATGGCAAGAAAAAAATCAATGCACGATATTCGAATGCAATCAATACGTCTTATGCAAGAGGACGAAAGAAATGCAAGGTTCGCAAGGATGGCGGGTGAAAACTATATATCGCGAGCCGAAAAGATAGGAAATATTGCTTTTCGTTATCAGCAAAACACGGCAAGGGCTAATAAAACAACCCCAAGTAAGGTATTTGACAGAGGAAGGGAAAAGAAAGTGAGCGGAACTCGCTCACAGAGAATGGGTTTGAGTAATGGATAACAAATACTTCACATCAGAGAGCGTGGAACTTCTACGCTCTCAAATAAAACTTCACGAGAAGAATCCACGCAATATTCCCGAAGAGAACCGCAAGGCTCTCAAACGTGGTATAAAGAAGTTCGGCATGGTCGGAGGCATCGTGGTGAACAAGCGAACAGGATATACACTTGTAAGCGGACACCAACGCCTTTCGGTCATGGACGAACTCCAAAAGTACAACCCCGATACAAAGGATAACGACTACCCTATCCGAGTTGATTTGATAGACGTTGAGGAGAAAGAAGAAAAAGAGCTTCTTATCTTACTCAACAACCCATCGGCACAAGGCGAGTGGAATTACGACACACTCCGTGAGCTTATCCCCGACATCGATTACAAAGATGCAGGACTGACCGAACAAGACCTCGATATTATCGGCGTGGACTTCAACTTTCAGACAGAAGAAGAAAACAACATCGCTGATGAACTCGACACACTTATGGAACCAGTCAGAGAGGAACGTCAATCAGAAGTAGCACAAAAGCAAGCCGAGAGAGCCGAAAAGGTCGCCCACATGAAGCAAGTAAAAGAAGAAGTGAAACAAGCCGCTACAAAGGCAGCTGCAAACATGGACGCTTATCTTATGCTATCATTCGACAATTGGGAGGCAAAAGTGGAGTTTTGCGAGAAGTTCGGTTTTAACCCCGATGAGAAGTTCCTCAAAGGTGAAGTATTCTCTGAAAAGATAGAAACCCTTTTAACGGAATAATGGGTGAAGGTATATTGATATATGGTTTAAATGGTAGCAAGCGGAGATATACAAGAGACCTACAAGGATTTGCAGATAAAGTTCTTGCAAGCGGAAGAGTAAGGAAGTCTGTGTATATTTTCGGAAAAACCAACAAGGCGTATCTGAATGATTTATTCAAAAAAGGAATTATCGTGAAGTCTGAACTCGCTGCCATTACAGATAAAACCATATTGAAATATCGTAATCACCCAAAGAAACAGAAAGGGGCAACGGTTAACATACATAGATTTAGGATGGTTGAATCAGCGGTAAAGAAACCGAAAAATGTCTATATAGACAGAAACAGAAGCCGCCTAATCTATGTATCAAGTGTGAAATATTCTAAAGGTAAAGTATTGAAAGTTGTGATAGAACCTAATCAGAAGATAGGTAAACGATATTACAATCAAGTCGTATCTATTGGAATAGTAGATAAAAACAAAATGAACGCACCACAATATACAAAAATAAAATAGGGGCAATTAAGCCCCTAAGTAGATTGGCGAAGGAGTTGAACCTTGCAATATGCAGCCTTTCGGGTGCCTCGCTACCGATGCGACCATCAATCTATATTGCAAAGATAAAGAGAATATTCGATAAAAGCAAATTATAATCGTTAAAAGATATGGCAAAACCAAAACACGACTACGATAGTGAAGATTTCTACAAGCGCATAGAAGGTCTTGCAATGAATGGATACACGGATAGCGAGATTGCAAATGAACTCAACCTGTCCGATGATGTGTTTGGTTCTATGAAGAACGGCAACTATCAATGTTGGAACGAGGAAGAGAACAAGCGCAGAGGGGCTGAAATTAATAGGGTCTTAGCACATGGACGGACAAGAATAGTAGCTTTACTTCGTGGAACATACATCAAAGGGGCGATAGGCGGAAAGAAAACCAAAACAAGGATAGTTAAGTTCGTACAAGATAAGTGCGAATGTATGGGGGCAGATAAGAAATGCCCTTATTGCGGTGGTACAGGATGGGTAACACTGACGGATAAAGCAGTAGTGCAAGAGTCCGAAATGGAGTTACCTCCTAATATGCAAGCTATCGCTACCCTACTCTATCACCACGACCCTACATGGCGCAAGATGGAGAAGAAACAAGACGATGAAGATGCTTTGTACTCCGAGAATGGTATCGACATTGACAAGTGGATGACCGATAACACAAATGAATAGAATAGAACCTCAGCAGATATATGCTCCGTTGTATCACAACAAGGATAAGTTTATCATTCTTGTTACTGGTGGTAGAGGAAGTGGAAAGTCTTTCAATGTTTCCACTTTCATTGAGCGTCTATTGTTTGAGGTTAAGCATCCAACTCCTGCAAAGCGGATAGTCCATCAGATACTTTATACTCGTTATACAATGGTGTCGGCTTCAATGTCTGTTATCCCCGAGTTTATGGAGAAGGTGGAGCTTGATGGAAACTCGAAATGGTACACACACACTAAAACAGATGTAAAGAACCTCCGCAGTGGCGGTGCAGTGATGTTTAGGGGTATCAAGACATCAAGCGGAAACCAAACGGCAAAACTGAAATCTATTCATGGTGTTACAACCTTTGTAGTAGACGAGGCAGAGGAGTGGGTATCAGAGAGAGAGTTTGAAACAATCATGCTCTCTATCCGTCAGAAAGGAATACAGAACCGCATTATTATCGTTATGAACCCTACGGACAATAACCATTGGGTTTATAAGCGGTTTATAGAGAATACCCATAAGGAGGTGATGTATGAGGGTGTACCTGTTCAGATTAGCACACATCCGAATGTACTACATATCCATACTACATACTTAGACAACGCTGAGAACCTTTCCCATGAGTTCATTAAGGAGGTTGAGGACATGAAAGCTAACAACCCCGAGAAATACGCTCATACCGTCATGGGTAGATGGGCAGACGTTGCGGAAGGTGCAGTATTTAAGAAAATCGGAGTTGTTAAGGAGTTTCCTAAGTGGTGCAAGAAGGTTGCTATTGGTGATGACTTTGGCTTTACTCATGACCCGAGTGCAGGAATATTATGTGGTATCATTGATAATGACTTGTATCTTGATGAACTCTTCTACCGTACGGGTATGTTGTCATCTGATATTGCAAAGGAACTCAAACGATATGGCAACTTAAAGGTATTCTCCGAGAGTGCAGACCCCCGACTGATACAAGAGATACATAACGCAGGTATAAAGATTTACCCCGTAGACAAGAGCGGCAACTCTATCATAGCAGGAATAGACAAGATGCTATCCTTTGACCATATATTTGTAACAGAGAGGTCGTATAACCTCCGTACAGAGTTCAGAAAGTACGTATGGGACACCGATAAGGACGGCAACTATATCAACCAACCAATAGACAAGTATAACCATGGCATAGATGCGGTTCGCTATTATGTCCTTGGCCAACTATTAGGAAAGATTTTGAAACCAAAGGGCGACATGGCAGCAGCGTTCGCCCGATAAATAGGATAACGATATGATAAAGACATTAGAAGAAATCCTCGCACTTGAGGACATTGATAAGAAGATTAGCTACCTTAAGAAAGGCAGGCGCAATCCTCTCCCCGACACATTAACAAATCTTGCAGATTGGGACATGACGAAACACGACATCATGAATCCCGAACTTTACAAGAAGATTAAAGTCCTTGTAAAGATGGCAGAAGAGCATTTTGATGGCGAGAAAAAAACGACAATCCCTGCAGAATATGAGATGAAAGAGCCTAACCGCATCGCACTTCCTATTGAGCAGGATATAGTAAATATCCATACCGCCTTTTGTGTTGGTACAGAACCCACACTTGACTGCAATCCCGAAGATGATGGAGAGAAGAATGTGTTTGAAACCATTAAGCAGGTATTCAAGAAGAATAAACTGAAATTCCAAAACCGCAAATTAGTCCGTTCGTGGCTATCAGAGCAGGAAGTGGCGGAGTATTGGTATGTTGTCAAAGATGATGGATTTTGGGCGCAATTAAAGCGTAGAATTGCGTCCCTTTTTGGAAATAAAGTACCAGAGTATCAGTTAAGGTCACAAATATGGTCGCCTTTCCGTGGCGATACATTATATCCTTTCTTTGACGATAACGGCAACATGATAGCTTTCTCTCGTGAGTATAAGAAGAAAGACTTAGACGGCAACGAACACACCACATTTATGACTATTACCGCAGATAAGGTATATCAGTGGGAACTTGATAAAACGTGGTCGGAGAATGTAGAACGCACGTTTGCGCATCAGTTTAAGAAACTCCCTGTTATGTACGCTTTTCGCCCCGAGCCGTTATGCGCTAAGGTTAAGCAGTTACGTATTCGATTGGAGAAATGTTTGAGTGGCTATGCAGATTGTATTGATAATCATTTCTTTCCACTCCTTATGCTCTTTGGAGAGTTGCAACCCGACAACTTGAGCGGTGATGCAAGAAATAGAATGATGCAATTAACGGGAGATGGTGCAAATGCGCAATATCTCACATGGAATCAATCATCCGACCCTATCAAGGTGGAGATTGAAACCTACTTTAATCAAATTTATGGACTGACAAACACGCCTCGTATATCGTTCGACCAACTCAAAGGAACGGGCAATGCTCTCAGCGGTACGGCATTCCGATATGTCTTTATGGCTGCTCACATGGCAGTACAGAACCACGCAGAGGAATTAGGAGAGTTTTTCCAACGAAGAGTTAATTTCCTCACATCTGCTATTGGTACACTGAACACATCACTTGAAGCCGCAAGTAAGACGGTGAATATTGACACAGAGATTGTTCCTTTCATGATTGATAGCGAAAGAGATAAGGTTGAAACGGCTGCTGCTGCCGTCAGTGGTGGTGTGTGGTCAATGGAACACGGTGTAAGTTTCTGCTCAAACTATGGTGAATTACAAGACGAACTACAACAAATCAAAGAAGAGAAAAAGGAAACTCAACCAACAACACAAACGCAAGAATAGCTTCATTATATAACTGTTTATGCATTATTTCAGCCGTCCGTACGTGAGTATAGGCGGCTTTTTATTACAACCGTCTTATTGTCATTTCTCAGCCACTGAAAAATACAAATCCCCTTTTTATAATGTGTAAATTTGAAAAGATTTATTCAAGTTAACACTTTATAAAGTATGAACATTTACGAACAAATTTTGGCAGGACTTAAAACCAAATTTCAAGGGGTTGAGGATGCCACCCTTCAGCGTATTGCAAGCAAGAAAGCTGAAGGAGTAACGGACGAGAGCAAGGTAAACTCAATCGTTGAGGGTATCTCCTTTCAAGACGTTCTAACAAGTTATGGCGACTATCGGGCTGATGGTGCGCAGAAAACCGCAGTTTCGAACTACGAGAAGAAACACAACATCAAGGACGGAAAGCCAATCGAGGAACCAAAGCCACAAGACCCACCGCCAACACCAACTCCACAGACAACGGAACAAGTGCCAGCATGGGCGCAAAGTCTTATTGATTCTAATAAGACATTGAGCGAGAAGTTAGCTGCAATGGACGCAAAGACAAAGGCGGACGAACGCAACCAACAGATTGCAGCAGTGGCAAAGTCATTCGGTATCCCTGAATATGTCTATAAAGGAAAGCAAATCGCTGATGATGTAGACCTTAATCAGTACTTCACCGATGTAAAGCAGGAGATGCAGAATGGTGGATTCCAGTTCGCAAAGTCTCCCGAAGAGGGGAACCACGAACACAAAAGCGAGATTAGTTCCATTGCTGAACAAATCAACAAGGGAACACAAGAGATTGTAGAACAAAACAAAAAGTAATTTATGGCAGGATTTAAGTACAATTTGCCACCAAAGGAAGATCATGAAGAGCGTTACGATGTCTCTACTGGTCTTCGTCGCCGGGGCAATTACGTCCTTGATGTCGCAGGATTGATGGTAGGCAGCTATGTGCCTTCATTCACTCCTATTGCAGCCGACCTCAAGGCAAAGACCGCAAAGATTGTGGTTAATGTTCTCGTAAAGGAGAATGTTGGTGCAACTGATACCAAGGTAAAGATTGCTAAGGGTTCATACGTTGTTATGGGAACTATCCTCGGCAATGGCAATAAGGGGGCAACAGTTAACGCCATTGACAAGTCAAAGGCAGAGTATGACGAACTCACACTCAGTGCAGCTATGGGCGCATTGAAGACTGGTGATGTGTTGTTTGAGGCTAAGGCAGCAGACGGCACTACCCCTAAGAATGTCGCTAACTCTGCACTTTATGAAAGTCATAAGGTTGCAGACGGCATTAACTCCGTTGCACTCTTGCAGAGAGCATTTGAGATTGAACCAGAGAAGTTGGTAACTCCTTTCTCACAGAAGGACAAGGCTAACCTCCCTCACTTCCAGTTTAACGAGTAAAAGAAAGGGCACAGAATTATGATATTGACTATTCAATCATTATTTAACGAGCCTGCTATTGTAGGTGCAGTTATCAATCGTGTCCTTCAAACTCGTAAGGACGCTATCTATTGGCAGGAGTTCCTCGACTGGCGTAAGACCACCACACGAGTATTCAAGGACTATATCGGTTCTGTTCGTGGTGTGATGGCTGGTTCTATCAACTCGCAGTTTGGTGAGAAGCCAATCCGTGAGCGTAGAAACATGGGCGAGGGCTATGGCGAGATTGCTTATCTTGGCGACCGCTATCAAATGGACGTAAATCGCCTATCAGAGTTGCAGGATTTGCTCGATAAGTACAACGAGGCGAACGCAACAGGGCAGGTTTCAGCACTTAACGACATTATCAGTTTTATTTACGATGATTATCGTCAAGTAATGCTTGCTGCTCATAAGCGCATGGATTTGGTTGTTGGTGACCTCCTTATGACGGGTAAGGCCTCTGTTCGTAACAAGGACAAGGCAGTATCAGAGCAGAACGCCACAGAGTTCCTTAACATCGAGCTTCCTATGAATGCTATCGAGTTGCAGGATAGTGACGTTATAGACGGCACAAAGAAGAAGATGGTTACTTACCTCATGAACAAACTCAATGAGCTTGCGCCTGACTTTGGTAAGTACTCAAAGATGATTATGAGCCGTGGCACATTCATGAAGCACATCATCGGTTCTTCGGAGTTCGGTGAGATGTTTAAGATGCAGCTTGGTTCTAATCAGATGTATCTCTCTACTGGTCTTGTGACGTCTGCTCTTGCTTCTGACCTCTTCACGGGTATTGGTCTTCCTGCTATCGAAATCAAGGATGACTATGTGAAGGAACAGAACGGCAAGAACGTGCAGGTTTATGCAGATGGTCATATCACACTCCTCCCACAGGACAAGATTGGCTATATGCGTTACCACACTCCGTATGAGCAGACCGACCCTGTGCCGGGCATGACCTACACTCCTACTGGTGATGGTGATATGCTTGTAGCTGCTAATCGTGACCATAACGGACGTTACTTAGAGTACACCGCTGAGTGGATTCCACAGATTGCAGACCCAACTCTCATTACCACACTTGACCTTACCAAATTGACAAAATGAACGTAAGGGACTACATATCAAGCAAGTTTCAGTCCTTCGGCATACAAGTGTCGGAGGCTGACTTGTTGGATATGTCTCTCAATGCACGTGTGAATATAGAGGACGATGTTGATGCAGATATAATTGATAATATCTCTGTTGCTATTGCCCGATTTATTCCATCCCTTTTGCTTCGTCCTACATCTATCAATGAGAGCGGTTTCTCTATGTCGTGGAACACTCAAGGCGTAAAGGACTATTATTCTCTCCTTTGTAAGAAGTACGGATTGAAGGACGAACTCAACGACAATAAGCCAAAGATACGCATCTTATGATATTCGCACCACACATATTGCAGGTTAAAAGGGTAACTCCAATCCAAGAGGATGAGTACGGACACCCTATCCCTAATACGGGAGGCGAAGAGTGGATAACACTCTGTAAGTGCCGTTGTGATGACAACACAACAAAAGAGTTTAACTCTCCTAATGGTGATGTGTACAGACCTAACTACCACGTAGTATGTGAGATGAATGTCGATATTAAAGCAGGTGTTGAGGTTAGATGCCTTGAGGGCGAAAGCGTACGAGGAGAAGGTAAGGTTTACATTGTAAAGAATGCTAACTATTTCAATAACTCTGAATTATGGTTATAGATAGTGATTTCTCCGATGTAGACCAATTCTTTGATGACGTTGAGTGGGAGGTTCAGAAAGGTATGGTAGACGTGGGCGATGCAGCCGTAAAGGATGCAGAAGAAAGCGGAACATACCAAGACCACACACTTACTTTGAGAACGTCCAATACATTCGATGTAGACGAGGACGGACTGACATTAGAGAACTCCGCACCTTACGCCTCCTATGTCGAGGCAAAGGGATTTGAAGTTTTAAGCGGTTCAGCGTTGAGAGCAGAGAAGAAACTAAAAGAAATGTTTGAGTGATATGAATTTCGGAGAAGTTATTACAGCCCTGCAAAGTGGGAAAGCCGTAAGACGCAACATTTGGAGTGATGGTATTTGTGTTGTCAAGCAGATAGATTCTGACATCAAATCTGACATTGTACCGAAGATGCAAAGTCTTCCAAATGACGCAAAGGATTTTGTATTGGCAAGCGACACAAAAACTATTCATTACCGCAGTCAGTGTTTGAAACTGAAAAGGTATGCTGATGGTGGTGTTGTCGCTACGAATTACGTTCCCGATTGGACTGACATCTTCGCAAATGATTGGGAGATTGTAACTGAATAGAACTTATGATAGTAACTACCGATATAGCAGATATTCTCTACCGAGATTGCAAGGCGTTTGGGATAGAGATAGTTCCTTTCGGCAAGATCATTAATGGTGAGTTGAAAGATGAACGCATTACTATCCACGTGAAAGGACAGACACCGAGCAAGTATTGGGAGAAGTGTTTTTGTGACATCAATCTGTGCGTGCCCGATTTGGGGGTAAAAATTGCTAATACACTTCGATTAAAGGATTTGGAGCGAAAGGCAAAAGGACTCTTCAAAAGCGTAACGGGTGAGTTTGACGGAACAAGGTACAACTATGAGATAGATACTATCCACATTGAAGCGGACACTGCTTTGAAGTGCCATTTTATTAATTGTAGAATATTGTTTAACGCATTAAACGTAAAGTAAATATGGGAAAAATTTCAGCCGTCGGTATTAAGAAGATTTTTTATGCTGACATTTCCGTAATCAAGAATGACCTTACCGCAGCAACTGCAAGTACAATCATCAAGGCTGCCAAGACTGCTAAGAATGAGGTGATGAACGTGCATGGTGAAACATGGAACATTGAGGAGAGCGAGGCTTCTGTCACTCCATACAAGAACCAGCTCACGGGTCAAGCCTACCGCTATGACACCACCCAAGGAGATATTACCCCTCAGTTCTCAATCGGTCAGTATGACTATGCTGCCAAAGCTGCTCTTATGGGTGGTGAAGTCATCAAGAAGGGCGGTGCAGGCACTGATAAGGATGACATCGTTGGTTGGAAGCGAGCTACTGATAAGGTTGTCATCAAGAAGGCTCTGTTCTGTCTAACTGAGGACGATGTATGGTTCATCTTCCCTAACTGTCAGATTGTAGCACGTGAGGCGAACACCGACAAGGCTATCGCTATTGCAGTCAAGGGTCTTGTTCAGGCTCCTACCGTTGATGGTGTGTCACCAGAGTATAACTTTGACGAGTCAGAGGTTAAGGCTTTGGCATAGGGTAAGGTTTCAGGATAACATCGGGGTGGAACGTGGCGAAAGACCACCTCCACCCTTTTTTATTTTCATTATGAGTAAAGCAAGTAAATTAATATCAGATGCAATCTTAGGCAATGATTATGCGATTGTCTACGTGAATAACCAAGCATACGCTATTCAACCTCCTACGATTAAGCGGTTGGCAGGTGCTATATCGTGTATCAGTGACATAAATCTATCAGAGGGTAGTTCAATAAAAGAGATGCTCCTATCTGCAAAGGATAGTGAAGCATATGCAAAGGCTCTCTCGTGGCTTATGGCAGGCGATTTATCCAAGACCAAGGAATTATGCAATGGAACTCTTGATGAGGTCGTAGATGCGCTTGCAGCAGGTTTTGACCTTATCGGCATTGCCCCTTTCTTGAAAGCTGTCAGTTTGACGAAGAACGCAAGCCTGCTGGCAGCAACACCGAAGTAGTCGGAAATAAAACCCTTTTGGGACAAATAGCGTCATTCATGGATAGCTTGCATCTAACGTATGACGAAGTAGTTAATCAAATTCCTTATCGTAACCTCATTATCATGCAGAAAGACAAGCAACACGAGGCTTTCGGTGATGTGGTGAAGAAAATCAGTGGTAAGGAACTCGCAAAAAGGAGAAGAAAGTAGATATGGCAGAATTGAAATTCCGTGTACAAGCGGACTATGAAAAGGTTCAGCGGTTACGAGATGAGATAACGAAGTTAAAGCAGGAGATTAAAGGTGTAGATGCTATTCAAGACCCTACATCCTTTAATAAGCTGAATAGTAAATTACAACAGACTTCTAAGGAATTAGGGAATGTCACTGGTAAGATTGCCGAAGCATCTGCTGCAATGGAAACAGACTTTAAGCAGAAGATATTTGCAGCATCGCAGGGTGTCAATGACTTTACAGAGAAGATTATTGCACAGAAGGCTGCTGTGCGTGCAGCGCAAGAGGACGTGCGTAGGCTGTCAGAGGCTTATCGAGATGCAAAGAGAAATAATAGTGACAACGCAGATGGACTTCTTTCGCAGGTGAGAGGTGCCAAGTCGGTACTTGATGAACAGCGAGCAGCACTTTTCTCGTTGACGCAAGAGCAGGCAACGGCAAGGCTATCAGTAAAGAAACTCCGTGACGAATACGCATTGTTACGGCAGGAAGGTGGCGGAACGGCAGAAACCATGAACCTGCTTACTGGTAAGCTCAAGCAGATGAGCGGCATGCTTCTTGGCGGCATGGGACTGAAAGAGCTTGCAAGCAGAATTATATCCGTCCGTGCAGAGTTCGAGAGCATGGAAACATCCCTTAAAGTCCTATTGGGAGGTAACGAGGAGCGTCTAAACAATATCATGGGGCAAATTAAAGAATATGCCCTTGCATCGCCACTGAACACAAAGGATATGGTCGGTGCGGTACAGATGATGACATCCTTTGGTATCGAGGCAGAGAAGTCTATTGACTACCTAAAGGCTATTGGTGATGTATCAATGGGTGATGCTGGTAAATTCAACTCCCTTGCACTTGCTTTCTCACAGATGAGCAGTGCAGGAAAATTGATGGGACAGGACTTGCTAAAATGTGTGGCGTGATAGGTAGGAATACCTATTATAATTATCGGGTAAAATCGGTGAACCCTAAATTTACTGAAATCGGTCTTTGAAATATTGTAGAAAATTAGTATCTTTGTGCCAAGATATAAAACAGATGATAGATGCAAAAATATTACGTTTATATTTGGTACTTAAAGAGTTCTAAGGAAGTTTTCTATGTTGGGAAAGGTAGCGGAAATCGTGTAACAAGCATGAAAGACCGCAATAAACATTTTCGCAACATCAGAAGTAAATGCGAATGCGACTACGAAATTGTTAAATACTTTGATGATGAAGAAGAAGCATACGATTATGAGTTGAAACTTGGAACAGAGTATAAAGCCAAAGGTCAAGCGTGGTGCTGTTATGTTTTAGGCAAAACAGATAAATTTCTATCAAATGAGATGAAGAAGAAAATTGCTAAGACCTTAAAAGGGAATATACCTTGGTCTAAGGGAAAACATTTATCTGAAGAAACTAAAGAAAAGATAAGACAATCGCATCTGGGGAAAAAGCAATCAGAAGAGTCGAAGAAAAGAAGAAGTATTGCTTTAATGGGGCATAAAATGTCTAAATCTACTTGTAAAAAGATAGCATTGTCAAAAATGGGAGAAAAGAACCCTATGTATGGCAAAAAACAATCAGAAGAAACCATAAGAAAAAGGATGGCGAAAATGATTGGGCATGAAGTTTCAGAAGAAACAAGAATGAAGATTGGCATTTCTAACGGCAAAAAAGTTGCTAAAATCGAAGTTGGAACAGATAAGATACTAATGGTCTATAATAGTGCGTCCGAAGCGGCACGGCAAAACAATATGAAGAATGAAAGTATTTCTAAATGTTGTAGGGGCGAACGCAAAACATCGGGCGGTTTCAAATGGCAATATCAGTAAACATGGCAATACCGAGCTAAGGCGCAAGATTGCGAAAGGCTTGCGAACAGTGTAACGCATAGAGGGTGAATAAATATAATCCCTCCACGAGTATCCGACACCCCACCGAGTAATCGAGGGTGAAAATGTATGCTGAACTTATAGGAAACTATAAGAACTATGGGATAAAAAGCCCGTAGGGTAACAAAATGGCAAATGGTCAATGCTGGGTTCAATCCATTGGAGGAGATTTCACGCAAAACGGGTAAATCCATCGGTGAACTCAAAAACGAGATGTCAAAGGGTGCTATCACTTCAAAGATGGTGCAGGATGCCTTTATCTCTGCCACAAGTGCAGGTGGTAAGTTCTATGGTATGTCATCAGAGGGCGCAAAGACCCTCAATGGACAGATTTCCATGCTCCAAGAGTCCTTTGATAATATGTTCAATGAGATAGGCTCTAAGGGTGAGGGTGTTGTCATGAGTGCTGTAAAAGCAGGTACATACCTTGTCGAGAACTACGAAACCATTGGAAAGGTATTAGAGGGTTTGATTATTGCATATGGGGTTTACAAGACTGCATTAATAGTCAATGCTGCTGTTACGGGAGGACTTAAGGCAGTGGAAAGTGCAAGCATTGTCGTAAAAGGTTTACACACCGCAGCTACTTGGGCGCAGACGGCAGCACAGACGGCACTTAATACAGTAATGATGATGAATCCTTATGTGGCTGTTGGTGCTGCTTTGGTCGGACTGTGTGCTACTATATACGCCTTTACAGATACCACCACAGCGGCATCGGAAGCACAGAAGCGACTAAACGAAGCCAACGACGAAGTAGAGAAGTCCACTGCAAAGGAGATGAATAAGTTGGACGGACTTTGCGAAGTACTCGAAACGACAAAGAAAGGCTCTAAGGAGTGGAAAGATGCAAAAGATGCTATTATCTCCCAGTATGGGTCGTATGATAGTAGACTGAGAGCGGAGATTGAACGCACTGGAACGCTCACGAGTTCTTACAATCGACTTTCTGAAGCCATCCGAAAGAGTATAGCAGCAAGACAACTCAAGACGTTCTATGACAAGAGTGTGCAGGAAACAGAAGATGATAATCAGAAACGTAGGCACGATATCTATGAAACGATACGAGGTAAATATGGTGCGCAAACTACACGCTTGTTAATGAGTCATCTTAACGACTATGCTAACGGGAATAAGAAAGCTCTACAATCTAAAGTCGTTTATTACAAAAACGGCAAGGCGACCAAAACAACAGTAAACGACCTATTGATGGGTGTAGGTTTCGACGCATCTGGTAGTCCATTTAAGGATAGTGGATATGGAGGATTGATTTCCAATATCAACAGAATTAAAGATAATAATAAAGAACTGAAGGCCAGTGTGAAGCAGTTTATGGACGAGAACAGTATCGACCATAAACAGGGGAATGAGATTATTTTTGGCATCAAAGACCCTGAAAAGGATAGCAATAGCAAGGTCAGCGGCAACTACAATAAAGCCGTAAGTACCGCAAGGGCATCCGTCCTCTCTGCAAGAAAAGAACTCGCAAGGTTGAAAAAAAGTGGCAAAGCGACTGTTGCACAAGTAGAGGAGGCTCAAAAGAAACTTGATACGGCTAACGAAAGCTACAAGAAACTATCGGGGAATTCGTTAGATAGCGAGGAGAAAGCATCTGCTAAAAGTGCAAAGAGTGCCGAAAGTGCAGCTAAAAAGGCACAGAAAGAACGTGAAAAAGCAGCAAAAGCCGCAGAGAAAGCAGCCGAGCAACAGAACGAAGCCAACGAGAAAGCCTTTGAGATTGAAACAAAAGCGAAACTTGAGAATAGGCGCAAGGTGGAGGATTTGGCAAACGAAACCGAGCAGGCGGAAATCGACATCCTCAAAGACGGCAACGAGAAGAAACTCCGGCAGATAGAACTCAACCGCAAGAAAGAACAAGAGACTATCGACAGAGCATTTGAGGATATCAAGCAGCAACGTATCGAGCAAGCTAAGCAAAAGTGGGAGGCAAACCCGAATAATAAGGGAAAGAACTTCTACAATAGCTCCGAGTACGCTTATGCTTCCTCTAACGACCGCTATACAGATGCAGAGTACAAGAACTATGATGCAAAAACAAAAGCAGCATGGCATAAGTATGATAAGGAAATTGCTAAACTCAAAAATGCAGAGATAGCATACGAGGACAGTCTTATCAAAGCCAATGAGTCTTATTATGACAAGAAGACAGACCTTGTAAAGAAGTACTCCAAAGATGTATCTGACATCTATAAAGCTATCGCAGAAGCAGAGAAACGTGGCGATAAGGAGAAAGCAGATGCTTTATACCGCACGCTGACAGAAGCGAGGGCAAACTATGGCAAGGAGCAAATGACACTTGCCTTTGAGCAGTTAAAGAAAGACCCTAACTACGTAGCGGCATTTGACGACCTCAAAGGGGCATCTACCGATACACTAAACAGCCTTATCGGTAGGTTCAGTGAGGTTAAACAAGCGGCAGGCGAGGCTCTCAACCCCGAAGGAGTAAAGACATACTTCGACGCTATCAATGGAATGATTGACGAGCTTATCAGCCGTGACCCTATCGGAATGATAAAGAAACTCACCGATGAGTTAATCAAGCAGCAGGACGAGTTAAAAGCATCCGAGAATAGGCGAGATAGAGTAAAAGGCGGAGAGAAGATTGTCAAGAGCATAGGCTACAATAAAGACCTTAAAAAATGGGTGTCTGAATATTGGGAATTAGCAGATGCAGAGGCGGATGTTGCTGCAAAAGGTCAGCAGGTCGCACAAACTACCCATAAGATAGAAAACGCTCATAAGACTCTTACGAAGTCTATTCAAGGCGTAGCTGATAAGATGGGCGAGTTAGGCGGTAAGATAGGAGGACAGACTGGAGAGATATTCTCTCTCTTTGGCTCTGTGATGACCTATTATCAGACTATCTCCGATGGCGTCACCGCTGTTGGGAAAGCTGGTTCAAGTGCAATGAAATCTATTGAGTCGGCAAGCGCTATCCTTGCAATTATCAGCGCTGCTATACAGCTGATGCAGATGTTAAGCAGTGTACTTCCTAACCAAGATGACTTATACGAGAAAGCGGCACAGAAACAAGCGGAGATAAACAAACTCCGTGACTCTGTGAATGATTATCGTCTTGCGGTGATGAAAGCACGTCACGAGGAAAGTAACTGGTTCTCTGACAGTGGTCTGAAAGGTTTGCAAGATGCTTACGAGGAACATGGGCAAGTTGCTGAGTCTTATTACAAGAAACTCAATGAGGCGCAAGAGAAGTATATCGACAAATCTTCGGGTCTTAGAAAGGCTATGGTGCCTATCGTAGCAGGTATTACCGCCATTGCGGCTGTTGCGGCTGGTGTATTTACAGCAGGAACAGGAACAGCAGCTATCGGCGCTTTAGGGTCGGCTGTCATTGGTGCGTTGACTACTACGGCAGTAACGGCAACAGTAGCTACCGCAGCAGGTGTGGCAGTGGCAGGTCTTGCTGGTGCTATCGTAGGAAAGGCTATCGATTCTGCTGTCAGTTCTATCACATATAAGAATGGTCAAGTAGCAGCAAAAGATAACCTCCGCATTCAGACACAGCATAAGTCTTTTTGGCGAGGTCAGAAAACAGCTGACCTCAAAGAATGGGTAAAAGAGAAGTACGGCAAAGACCTATTCGGAGAAGATGGCATGATTGACAAGGAACTCGCTAACGAGGTCTTAAAGAACTACGGACATAAGCTACAAGGCGAAGCAAAGGAGACATTGGAAAAACTCGTTGAACTCAGAGAGAAATACGATGAGTTTAATAAGTCTATCCATGAGTACGTGTCTAAGATGTACGCTCCTTTGGTGTCTGACATGACGGATGCGGTGTGGTCGTGGCTAAAAGACGGCAAAGATGCTCTTTCTGAGTTCAAGAACTCGGCTTCAAAGACGTTTGCGGAGATTTCTAAGGATATGGTTAAACAGCTTCTTTTGAAGAATGTCTTTAGTCAGTATGAGGATAAACTCTCCGACCTTTACAAGGCGTATGCAATGAAAGGTATTGATGAGAAACAACTCGGTGCGGCATCTGCTCAACTCGCTGGCGAAATAGTGGACGGCATGAATAACTATCTCCCAGTAGCACAAAGTCTATTAAAGCAGCTACAAGAGGGGTTTGCACAAAAGGGTATCGATATCACAAGAGAGGGTGACAACTCGCAGGCGGCAACCGCTAACGGAGTGACCACTATCACATTCGAGCAAGCAAGTAATATCATTGCACTCACCACAGCAGGGAATATATCACGTGACCAAATAAAGGATATTCTGACGGCTAAATTAAGCACGATGGACGCATCTATGCGTGGTGTTCAGATGTTAGCGGTAGAGCAGAAGAATATAGCGGACGAGCTTAGAACGATACAAGCGAACTCATATCTTGAATTGCAGGGTATTCACGATGACACATCTGCAATGAATAAGACGCTCAAAACAATGAGTGGCGATATGTCAGAAATCAAACGAGAACTTAAAAAGATGTAATATGACAGAATTAATCATTAACGGCAAGGATGCCTTTACAGAATGGGGCATAAGAATGGGTGACGGCTTTCTCGATACCCTTAACGGATGTTTCCCAATGAAAGAGTACATCACCAATAACGACCGCACACAAGATGGGGTTCAGTATGTCGGCACTCCAAAGGTCAATGAACGCAGCCTTACCCTAAACTTCACTATGGAGGGCAGGGATGCGGCAGATTTCAACGCAAAGAACAAAGCCTTTGTGGAGGTTATGCGAGGGGGCGACGTGTCTATACAAGTTCCTAATGACGGCACGGATGTTTATCATCTCAAATACACCGGTAAGAGTTGCACCTTTGCCAGGAACACGGAACGAACCTTTGCAAAGCTCGGGCTTGCTTTCATAGAACCGAACCCCACCAATAGGACATAAATAAAGGGTAGCTTAACGGCTACCCTCTTTTATTTGTGAAAAAATTATTTTTTTTGATAGTCCATTTTCGTGATATGTAAAAGTAATAATGTCCCCTCTAATATCTCCTACAACATCTTTTCCATTTATTTTTGTAGAAATCTTATTCCCCTTACGTGTATATTTACAAAACTCTAAGTTTTTCACTCCAAATGCACCTAAGCCGTCTTTCCCATCATCTACTGCTATAAGCATATCAACAAAGGATGTAAAGACAATCCTTGTTTTAGACGGGAAACCATTTATTATATCATTATTAACCCATCTGGTAATGACTATAACCTGCTCCATTTCGGGATTACCTTGATGTGATTCTTCAGACGAACACGCAGTAAATAACACCAATGGCAAAAATGCCAATGCAAAAATAATCTTTTTCATTTCATTAAAGTTTTTAGTTATACTTCTGCAAAAGTAAATATAATCATTGACAAAGGCAAGAAAAATGAAAAATATGTTTTAAAAGAGATAGATGGCATTCAAAATACATTTTTGAATGTACCTTATAATGTATATTTATTATATATTATATTTATTAAAGTGGACGGTGTTGATGTTAATGCTGATGTCAATGTCTACTTTATAAAGATGCTGATTTTTAACAGTTGATTACATTTGAGATTTCAGTTTAATTATTTGTCTTAGTTCGTTAAAACTATCTGGATTTTCCATATCCTCCCAAAAGAATCTCTTGTATCTATTCCTATTAAATCCATTTTCGTTTGTATAAACAAGAAGCATTTCCTTATCACAGAGAATTATAATAGGTGCTTCTAACAAATGTGCGTAAGAATTAGCTTGTTGAAACGCTGCATATACTTCTTTTTTGTTGCGCATGGAAAGTTTTGCTTCTATAAGTACTTTGGCAATGTAGCCATTATCTGTTTTTGTACAATGCAACGCAAAATCAGGATATATTCTTTCACCGAGTCCAGCCCGTAATGGAACTTGTCGCATGTAGTCTGTCACACCCATACTATCAAGTAAAGGTATTAATAAATGTTCTTCTACATCTTTCTCTAATTTTATATTTGTACAAGCTATTTTAGGTGCATATAAGACTGGTAATTTACTTGTATCGTACTTTTTTGTCTGTATTATTCGCAAAAACTCTTGATAATCCCTATTACTTATTTCCCATCCATTTACTCCTTGAAAGTTTTTCCTGACAAGTGGATGAGAAGAAAAGTATTCATCGTTCTTTAATTCCTGCAAAGTTACATGTGGTAGCTTTATTCTACTTCCTATGTATGTGTTAGCATAGTAATAAAAGAACGGGTCTATAACACCATCTGTTTGGGCTATCCACATACATGTTATTGCACATATAGGGGAGGTTTCGTAGTGTATGAGAATATCTCCTCGCATAGTATCCTCATTAGCTTGCCAAAATGTAAAATCCAAATCTTCTATTGGCATAATCTTACCGCCAATAAACCAAGCCTTAGACGGTTTCGGCAATTCTGTTGGAATATTCTTTGTAAGCCCTTGACCAAAGTCATAAAGCATAGCGCATAGCTCATACGGAGATAGTCCATTTTCTTTACGAAAAGAATATAGTATCTCGCATAGTTCCCAATAATACATACACCGTGCCCTATAATTACTCTTTTTAGGTGGTAATGGCAATTCTATATCGAATATATCAAATACTTTTATAAGGTCAAAGAAATGGTATCGGAATATATTAGGAAAGAAATACTCTGGAGCCTTGAAAAACAACATGAAAGATATATCCATATTAGCCATGAGATATGTTTTGTAGTCTGCTTTTTCTACAAATGTATCCCCGTCCTTATACAGGATTTCTCCGTCTATAATTTGTTCATATAGATTTCGTGCGTCATCTATATTGGTTGGCAGTGACATATTCTCGATTGCAAGTTCCCATAGAAGTTCACAACAATCTTCCATACTGTCTTTATCTGAAAACCTTGCCTCCATGGGATTATATTTGGAGACAATATCATATATAGATACATTGTGGGCAGCATTTTCAAATAAACTAATAGTTTTCTTGCCGACATCAGTTTGTTTATACAAGCCCCATGTGTACTGATTAAACTTCATTTCTTTGTTATGGTTACTTTAATAGGATTTCCGCAGTGGGGACAAACAATGTTATTATTTTCCTTTTGTACTTCTTCGGACGAGGCGAACAGCTGCCATATAGGCACATTAAGAGCAGTAGCAATTTCTTCTGCTTTTTCTACAAGCAGCTTTCCTGCCACTTGACGACTCAATGCTTGACGGCTTACGCCCATAGTGTCAGCAAGTTGCGAAAGAGTTATACCCTTTTCTTTTAATATTTCTTTTATTCTCATATTGCAAAGATAACTATTATATATATAATGTAAACAATACTATTTACTAAATTATGTTAATAGTAATAATTTTATTATCATTTTATTTGTTTATGTAAATAATATTATTTACCTTTGCATTGTGATTAAGAAACAAAGTATAAAACTATTAAACTATAAAGATTATGAGTACTACATTAAAGAACACTATGAGAGAGGTAATGAATCTTGCTTGGCAATTCGTACGCAAGAATGGTTATACATTATCAGAAGCGTTAAAGTGCGCTTGGGCAAACATTAAGTTAAAAGCAGCCCTTAGCAAGCGAATAGTTAAGTTCTACTTTCAGAAAGTAGACGGCACTCTGAGAGAGGCTTACGGCACTCTTATGAGCGACAGAATACCTGCGACAAAGGGCGAGAAAAAGACAGCAGACACTTGTCAAGTGTACTTTGATTGCGAAAAAGACGAGTGGCGTTGTTTCAAAAAAGCAAACTTAGTTAGAATAGCATAAATCAACATCGGGGTAGGTTCGCCTACCCTACTAAAAGCAAAGACAATGAAGAACTATCATATTACATATAGCTACAAGCATCAGAACAATGTTGTTATCGTTGATTGTGATATTAAAGAAGTACACAAAGCAGATATTAAGCGTGGTGATACCATATTGTTAGATAATGGCAACACAAAGACAATCTGCATGAATAACCTAACATGGGATAAATTCTTAGGTCGCTGTATATGTGGTGATAGTTATAATATAGGTCGCAAACTTGTAAAGCGTGTGCATAACCTTAGAATAGGCACACCAAAGCAATTTGGATATTAATATTACAAAGATATGAAAACATTAAACCTTATTATTAAGCAGTGCTATTTTGACGAGATTATCAAAGGCACGAAAAAGCAAGAGTTCAGAGAGGTAAAGCCAACGACATTCAAGCGACTTGTACAGCTTGATGAAGACGGATATGAGTTAGAAGACGAGAACGGCAACGCTATCCCTATTCAGTATGACGCTTTGCAGCTTTATGTAGGTTATGCGAAAAACAGAGCATCTGCACTTGTTGAAGTAAAGTCTGCCTATTGTGAGATTATCACAGACGAAAAGGGCGAACCTATCATATATGAATATGGTACAGATGAGAAAGGTGAGCCACTTGTATGGGTGGTAGAACAAGTAGTGTATAACTTAGGCAAAGTGCTTGCCTATAAACCAAAGGGACAATGAAGAATTTACAAGAATTATCTGCATGGGTAAAAGAGATAGTTGATGACGTTTCTAAAACAGAAAAACAACAATCAAAGCGTTGTCGTTTTACTCGCAAAAGATAAAAGAAAAAGAAGATAAGAAAGATATATCTTTGCAATGTAGTAACCGCCTTAGTGGTGTTTGGTGGTAGAGAAGATATTTAAAGGGCATTAACTTCGAGGTCTAAACACCACATCAAGACTTCTTAGTTTTTGCCCTTGTTTTATAAACAAAAATGGCAGGTCTACCCCCTGCCAAATATAAACAAAATATTCAAATATGAACACACCTATTGTTTACGATTACAAAGGTAGTAAGATTTCTTTTGCAAACGGCAAAAATGTGATGGTAAATGCAACTGAAATGGCAAAAACTTTTGGCAAACGTCCTGCAAAGTGGTTAGAACTACCATCTACTAAAGAATTTTTAGCGGCTTTGACCGATGTCCGAAAATCGGACTTCGCTCTAATACAGACAGATAAAGGTGGTATTAGTGGCGGTGGTGGCACATGGATGCACGAAGATGTAGCATTAGAGTTTGCGCGTTGGCTTAGCCCTGCTTTTGCGATTTGGTGCAATGATAGAATAAAAGAGCTGCTAAAGTATGGCATGACAGCCACACAGCCAACACTTGACGAAATGGTGAACAACCCTGACCTTGTTATCAGAATGGCAACACAGCTGAAACAAGAAAGAGAGGAAAAGGCACGGCTTGAAGCTGAGAACAAAAGAATAATAGAAGAAACAGCCCCAGCGGTGACATTTACGCAAGCAGTCAGCGGTTCTGCATCTTCATGCTTGATTGGTGAACTTGCAAAGCTGATTGACCAAAACGGCTATCCTATGGGAGAAAAGCGACTTTTCAAGTGGTTACGTGAAAATGGGTATCTTGGCACAAAGGGCGAGAGATACAACATACCAAATCAACGCTACATTGAACAAGGTCTATTTGAATTGAAGAAAGGCACTCGTAGCGGTAACAATGGTGTAATGTACACGACAATAACTCCAAAGGTAACTGGTAAAGGGCAAATTTACTTTGTAAACAAATTCAAAGTAGCATAAAAGTTTATCCGAAATTTCCCCTAAAATTGATAATCAAGCAGTTACAAGGTTATTAAGCATAAATGAGCGAAAAAGTCATGACGCAAAAAAGCGTGATGCTGAAAATCAACAAGTTACAGAAGTAGACATTAGGCTCTCAAAGCAAAATAGCCATGGAGCAAAAATGCTCCATGCTGAAAATCAGTAAATTATAAGATTATAAAACAATTAAGACTATGACCGAGATTAAGACAATAACCCTATGCAAAGAAACGGCAGAGCTGTTCGACTGCAAAAAGAAATTAGATGAGTGCTTCAACACATTAGGCAAGGTTCATGAAACCCTATTAGGTTATGATAAAGCCTTTGAAGACTCATTAGATAACGCATACATAGCTATGAATGATGTTATAATGCATCTTCTATCCGAGCAGATAGACACCAATAGCACAGAAAGCAATTACAAAGTAATTTAACCACATATAAAAGATTTGCCACAACAAATACGTTGTGGCTTTTCTGTTTTTATCCCCTACCCTATCTTTTCTTTTTGTCGGTATCTTTGCAAACATGGTAATATACGACATTCATAACAGCAAGATACTCGATGCGACACTGACAGAAGGCGCAGAACACGAGCAAGAATTAGGCAGAAGTGACCTTGTAAGGTTGTCATGGCAGAGTGATATAAAACTCACATTGCCAGCAGGTGCGTATATTATTCCTTTCGATGACGGCTTGAAATATAGGCTACTCAGTCCATACACACCGACAGAGGACGATAAAGGGTTTAAGTACACCCCCGAATTTCAGCACCCTTTGATATGGCTTTCACGTGTGCCATTTCTCTATGATACGACAGATGCAGAAAAGAACCCTATTAAACAGCAAGAATGGTCATTTGACGGATTAACAACAAACGCTCTTGAATACGCTTGCAAGGCTATCAATGAAGCACTCAATATAACGACAGAGAGCGAAAAGTTTACATTCACCCTTTGCGGTAATGTGGATAGTTCCGTATCATTTTCTGTATCATCGAATGATATACTTTCCGTATTATCTTCTATTGCTCAAGGCTGCAAGAATAACGCTTGCGAATGGCATTTGTCGTGGAAGCACAAGGCTTTGTATTTCGGTCAGATAAGCATTAATCTTGGCGAGGACGTACCGACATTAAAGGTACACGAGAACATACAGAAAGCATCTGTAAGCGATAGCAAAGAACCGTATTATAACTGCTTCTATCCGCAGGGGTCAACAAAGAATATGTCTACAAAGGCACTTGTGGGTACTGGTAACGTTGCCACACTCCTACGATTAGGACTTGACAAGTCTGTTTACCCTGACGGGTATATCTATGTAGATACAGAAGGGAACGTCATCACAAAGGAAGCATTTGAAGCGTCAGGAGAAATCAAGCAAACGCTTGCACTCTCCTTTGATGATGTTTATCCGCATATTGATTTGTATGTTTATAACGTCCGTAAGCACGTGCGTTATCTAAAGAACTCTCAGACAAACACAATAGAACTTGACATCAGAGGAAACAAAAAGACATATACTATTTGGTATATGCGCTTAGCGTTCCCGTCTGTCACTAAGATAGCTGGCAAGACCGCTATCAATATAACTCACGATAAGGACGAAAGCGGAAACATCATTACTCACTATTGGTATGACTATGAGATAGACCGAACAAAGCAGGTATTACAAGGGTACACGCTTAAAGGAATATTCAAGGTTAACACCCACGCAGTAGATAGTAAGTATGATGTCCTTACGCAGGGACTTGTAGGACAGCCTAATGGGCAAGAAGGATTTGAACTCCACTACCACGAAATAAACAACCCAATCACTCCGAAACCAAACGAGGGCGATAGCGGTGTAGACATCTTAAAGGGTGATTATGAAATACTCAAGTATCAAAGCGGAGATACCATTATCCCTACCAATGAGAGCGAGGGACTTTACCCACGTGGGAAAGACGTCCCTGATCTCACTTGTAATATGGTCGTGCTGTTTAACATTGTAATGGGTGAGCATGAAACGAAGATTGCACAAGAAGAATTAGCAGCACGAACTATCAAGGAGATAAAAAGACGTGCGCAGGATAACAATAATTATTCCTTTGCTTCTAACCCAAGAGCGTTTGCAGACCACAACCCTAACCTTTACTTAGGACAAAAGGTCACCTTTGACGATGGGCAGGGATACAAGCTAAAGACACGTGTCATAAAGTTGGTTACAAAGCTGGATTACCCGATTATTCAGGAGATAACCGTTGGCAATCAAGCCGTCAAGGGTACTATCTCGCAATTAAAGGAGGATGTAAATAATATCCTATCGGGTAATTTCAGCGGTGGGGGATTAAATTCTACGCAGATAAGTGAACTTGTAAAGAATTATGTAGACCCACGCTTTCTAAGAAAGAACGCACCCGACACCGCCCAAGAGTTAATTACATTCTTAAAGGGTATCGCTGTTGGTAATGGGTACGGCATGACTGAACTTGGCGATTTATTTGCTCGATTTATCAAGGCTAACTCAGTAAAGAGTGATGATTTCCGTTCGGGACTATTGGATGGTGCTGGCTTTGGGATATACAAGGACGAATACGGGAAATCAATAGCAGAGGTAGATAAACTGAATGTAAGACAGAAAGCGACATTCTCGGAGTTGGAGTATAAGCGTCTTGCCTTTACTACTGGCGATGTTGGATTTACGTCTGCAAGCGCACATATATATAGTGTTATTCCAGTTGGAGCTAATGGTGCTCCTATCGTTAACTCGACAACTTTCTTTAAGTCTGCAAATAAGCAGGTGATGATAAATAATGCCCTACTCTCTTATAGTGTGTCAGCAGGAGGAAATAGTATATCTGCTTATAGATGTTACTTTCTTGCAGATGATGGCGATAAGCGTATCAGCAATGATTGGAAGATTGGCGACCAAGCGATGTGCAAGACTGATAATCTCATTTCTCGAACGTCAAACAGCACAGCTAATAGGTACTATTGGCGTTTGGTGGTAAACAAGGGAACGGAAACTATCAATGGGAAATTATACCACTTCGTAGACCTTTCGGATATTCGTGGCACGCTTGAGCTTACTATTGACGGCACACCATATACTTGTGTAGGCTATGATACAAAGACTGAGAATGATATTCCAAAGGCTGATGATGACATTATCCAATTAGGAAGTCAGACCGACACCAATAGGCAATACGCTCACATCATCTATGTATCAGAGGGTAAGCGTGTGGACTATGCAGGTATCAATAACTACGACCTTGCTTCACACATTATTAATGAGTTTAGCCCTAAAGAGACAACAGTGCGTTCAGACCGTTTCAAGATTATATCCGCAGCAGGTAGGGGGATAAGTTCATCTTTGGTATGTGACAGAGGAGAATGGGTGAGCGGCACGACAGCAGGACACTATGATAGATTTTCTTATAACGGCTCTCTGTGGCTTTGTAATGTTGGAATAGGTAACACTACCATAGAAGCACCAACGGAAAGCAGTAGGATGTGGATAAAGCAGGTGTCACATAGTGATGTGTATAGTCTGGAAGTAACCATTGAAAGTGGAGCAATATATGATTCACAAGGCAGTGTTGTCCTATTGGCGACATATAGGAAGGGAAACGTTGATATATCAGACACTATCACAAGCACATTATGGTCATGGATACGCATAAGCGGTCAAAGTACAGATGCCGAGTGGAATACATCACATAAGGGCGTAGGTAGAAGAATAACAGTATTAGCATCAGAAGTCGATTCTATGGCTTCATTTGACTGTATAATAGAAGGATAATATATGGGTACAAAAGCAAGAGGGGGTATCACCCTTTATAACGTAAAAAACGGAAAAGATGCAGAGTATCATCGGTTGCGACCACAGAGCGAGAAAGCTGTCGTCGGTGCTGATAACTCACTGTATATCACACTTTCGTATATCATCGAGCACGTCAATGGTGCGCAAGTGACAACGGAAGCAGGCAGCGCACAAGGATTTCATGTCACTGCACGTATGAACAACGGTGTATCTATCGCTATGACAAACGGAGCGGTGAATAGTGGTACTTATAAGTTAACGGACTATTCAAAGGCACAGAACCGCCCCGATTATGTTATCATTGAATTGAGAGATAGTACCGATAAGGTCGTTGACACTCGTACTGTACAAATAATTATGGAAGCATCTTCTTATGTCGATATAGTAGCTGATTTGCGTACTACAGTATCGCAGCAAGGAGAGAATATAACAACTATCAAGCAGACCGCCGACAGTATATCCCTTAAGGTAGACGGGATAAAGAACGGTGTAAAGAACCTCCTAAAGGGTGGCAAATATGAAAAGACCTTTTCTTCTTATGGTTTCACAAAGGAAGCAAAGGTTATCAAGCTAAAGCCACAGACGACATACACCATTACCATGTGCGGACATATCAGTGCGGATGCTATCACGAAGAAGCAGACCTTACAAGGTTATGTAGTGTCAGATGGATGGAAGTTCTCCGCAGGTGGTGCGAACTTAGAGATTAACACCCCCACGGATTCCGTTGTGTCATTCACTTTCACTACTCCCACCGCGGATAAGCTACCTAATGACGGGTTATGTTTCTTCGATGCATACCCAACACCGAACAAGGAGCCACAGGCACGTAATGCAGAGGTAACAGTTAATTGGGTGACTGTCACAGAGGGTACGCAGAGTGCAGCGTCATGGATACCCGCAGATGGTGAAACGGGAGAGGACAAGGCAAAAGAGGTTGAGTTGCGTCTTGAAAACGGTGAGTTTAAAGTGAAGTCTGACAAGACTGTATTTGTCGATAACAACGGCAAGGAAACTGTACTTATAGAAGGTGGCAAGTTATCAGCAGCATTGATTGATGCCGTAAAAATCGTTGCAGCGGGCATACAAGCACAAGAGATTGATGCAAAAGAAGCAAAGTTTAAGAATCTCACAGTAACTGGTGATAGTACATTTGAGGGAACTATCAATACTAACAAAGGAACTATTGCTGGTTGGAAAATCCTGCATGGAATGATAGGTTATGGAAAAGATAGTGACGGATTAACACTCTTTGACAACTGCTTAATATATAACTACAAGAACTCTAAGAGGCAAGTTATATTAGGTGAAGACCCACTTGGGAAGCATGCTGGAAAGGATATGATGTTAAGCTTGAGGAATGAGCCACGCTCAGACTTTGAAAAGGTAGGTATATTCTTAGATATACACCCAGACCCTACATTTGGATGGAAAAATAATCATGCCATACTCGCTTTGCGTGGCACTTATGGTGGTTTCCGCCGTTCGTTAAAGGTGATTAGCGAGAATTATTCACTTGGATTAGGTGATTCTTCTATCTTGTTTGTAAGCTCGAGTACAAAGACGTTTACATTACCTTCAAGCCCAGAAGATGGAGAGGAGTTTACTATATACTCAGTAAACGGTGTGGATATTAATTTCACAACGACCGATAATGTCCCTATTGAGAAACTTTACACCTTTAAGCATTCTTTAAATGGAACAAGTGATGATATAAAATATACATTCCGAGTAGTATATTCTAAGATAACAAATAAGTGGTATGTATTTCTTATGTAATTAACTTAAAATAAAAGAAGATGAAAAAAGCATTAGATTGTATTTACAGGATTTTTGGGAAGCTCGCTACTATCGGTAGCGACAAGTACTTACACCTCATTGCAGGTCTTATCGTAGCATTCGTGCTTGGTAAGTTGTTTGCACACGTTGAAGCATGGGCGTATCCTGCTATTGTTGGCGTGTTGCTTCTAATGGTGGCAAAAGAGTGTGTTGATTATTACCTTCGCAAAGAGCAGTTCGACTTTAAGGACGTAGCTGCTGGGTTGGTGGGTTCAGTTATTGGAGTCTTAATGTGTCTGTTATGAATTATTTAGAACAGTTTAAATTTGTAATGTGTAGTGTCATCAGCGGAATGCTGAGTTTATTCTTTCCCATAAGGGACTTTATGTATGCTATGCTTGTAGTTTTCGGCGTCAATTACATCTTCGGATTAGTTGCAGGACTGAAACATGGTGAGGAGTGGAACTTAAAAAAATCAATGGTGTTCTTCTATCATTGTTGTTTATTCTTCGTAATGTCAGCTTCTATTTTCATTACAGGTTATTTCCTTCATGCTGGTGATGAAACATTAGGAGTAGTCAAAGCATTGTGCGGTGTGGCGATTTGGTTCTACTCTACCAATATTGTCCGAAATTGGAGAATGATGCTCGTTGAGGATACTACAATGTGGAAAGTGGCAGGTTTTGTTTATTACGTTCTGACACTGAAAGCGATAGACAAAATACCATTCCTCAGCGAATATCTCAAAACGGCTCATGTAAAAGTCGATGATAACAAACCAAAGTTTGAATAACCATTTAACGATAAAGATATGACAGAAGAAGAAAAGAGTGGCATCGTCCACGAGGTGATAGAAACTATCAAAGGGCAGTCGCAGGACATCACAGAACTCCCATTGTCGGATAACATTGAGGATTTCACCACCCTCCCTGCTGTTGGCAAAGACGGCAGATTAAAAAAGTTCAGAGTTACTGATTTGAGGTCAGAGTTCGCAGGAGGTAGTAATATTGAACTTGTGCAGGAAATAGGACAGAGCGAAGATAAGGCAATGTCACAGAAAGCAACTACCGCGGCTATTGCCGCAGCCACAACCACCAATGACGGCAAGAACTTGCAGGAGGTATATGATGCCACAAAGTCTTTGACACGTACAGGGCAGCCGTCAGCGACTATCGACATTGCACAGGAACTTGGCGAAGCTGCTGATAAGCCTATTTCACAAAAAGCAGTCTCAGCTGTTATTGCTGAAATTGAGAAGAAAGCTCGTGACAATGCAGAGGCTATTGCATCTATGTCTGCAAGTGGCGGTGTACCTATTGCGCAGGAGGCAGGCGACAGCGCAACAAAAGTGATGTCTCAAGCTGCTGTGACAAGGCTCATTGAGGAGTCGTCACAAAAAGGAAAAGTGATGAATATTACTTCCTCTACTCCTTACACAGATGGCAATTACCTTGCAAAGGGTGCTATTGGCAGCTTAGTCGGCATAGAGCACGACTATACTGGTAGGTTGACATCTCCAATTAGCCTTGAAGCAGGTGAGGTGTTGGAATGCGATATACCGACATATCACTACGTAGGCTATGCAGCACTTGCAGAAGTAGTAGATGATAAGTATAAAGTGTTAGCTATTCTTGATGGAGATAACGAGGATGCAGAATACAAGGCTCACATATTCTTCGTAGCACCACACAAGATGAATGTCGTAATTAGCGGAAGGTATGGGGAAGGCTGGAAAATCGTCAAAAGAAACTTATCTATTGATGAAAAACTCAATTTGAGAATGCGAAGACTTGATGGTCAAACTGCTAACATTACTTCCTCTACCGCTTACACAGATGGCAATTACCTTGCAAAGGGTGCTATTGGCAGCTTAGTCGGCATAGAGCACGACTATACTGGTAGGTTGACGGCTGCTATTAACCTTGAAGCAGGAGAGGTGCTGGAATGTGTTATACCTTGCCGCAATTACGTAGGTTATGCCGCACTTGCAGAAGTAGTAGGAGATAAGTACAAGGTATTAGCAGTGCTTGATGGAAAGGAAGAAAACGGAAATGTTACCAAAGTCAGCTATACTGCAGATAAGAAGATGCAGGTAGTAGTTAGTGGTCGCTTCGATAAAGGGTGGAATATTGAAAAGAAAACGCCCACTATTGAGCAGCAGATAGCTAATCTAAGAGACAATAAGTCAAGTAATCAACTTCCAAACAAGAGCTTATCAGAAGGTAGTATCAGTGAATTGAATAGAGATTGTGAAGAGTTGCTAAATGTTATGACAATACAGCAACCTTATGTGTATAATAGTGCTAATGCTGTCGAATTTCCTGCTCTAATGATAGTTACTGATGAACACGGAAGCACAGAAGCGACGGAAAGAGCATTACAATATGCTGAGGAACACAATGTTATATCGGCAACCTTGTCGCTTGGTGATACAGGTTCGCCATTAGATGTGTATGGTGATTTGGCAAAAAACAGCAAAAAGCCATTTCTTCTCACTGTTGGAAATCATGATATGAGTGATCATTACACATCTGAGCAGCAACTGATGGAGAACTGGTACACAAAAGAGCATTCTACGAAACTTGGGGCTAATTTTCATCAAAAAGAAAACAAGCCGTTCTATTATTATGACATCCCATCTCTCGCTAATGGAGTTCATAAAAAAGTGAGGGTGATTAATATAATGGAACATGAGAAGTTTTATAACCCGTCTCCAACTTCAACAGAGTTTATCAGCGATTTGCAGTATCAATGGCTGTGCGAAGTACTTGATAGCTGCGATGAGAATACGTATGCTATAATCACAAAGCACTATCCTATGGAATATGCTGACGCTAATGTGTTTTGTGAGAATTTCGCACCAATCAAGGAGTATCGGTGCAAGACGTATGAATCATATAGCGGTCATCTTTCGAAGATTATAGATGCATGGATACACGGCAAGAGTGTTGAGTTTGTCAATGAATCACAATTCACTCATTCTTTTGCGAAGTCACACAAAGAGAACTTTATCTGTTACCTGACAGGTCACATGCACGAAGACAACTGTTTCACGGTAAAAGACTATCCAGAGCAGGTGTGCATATCTTTCGCTTGCACTTGTATTGATAAGAGACAACTCGTAGGTGACTTAGTGAGAACACAAGGTAGATTAGAAGACTGCGTAACGTGCTTCAGCTACAACTGGAATACAAGGCATATTAATCTATTAAGATTAGGGTCTAATGTAACAGCAGACGGAAGAAGTAGAAAGTATGTATCTTTCAAAATTCCTAAAATTGGTTAGAGTATTTTTTATCATAAAATAACTATGGCAGAACTGATTTTAATTTTAACGCCTCTATTTAGGCTGATTAGTTCAGTTCTGCTTATCAAATGGAAGTTATGGAAACAATAGATATTGGAAACAGAACAGATGGCATCTTGCGAATTAACCGCAAGAGCGACTTTCCTCTTGGCATAAGGTTGGCAGGGGGAGAGTTTCCCGATTACGACTTCACTTTGAGAGCCACGTCTGGAAGTGGGTTTACAGTGTTCAAGGCTGAAAGGCGGAACGGCATCTGCACTCATTGCAAGGTGTCTGATGGTCAGCTTGTGGTGTTCTTTGACAATCATAACTTGGGTAAGGGTCGTGTGAAAATAGAGGTCTTTATAGACTTTCCCGATGATAACTTTTCAGACGGCTATCGTAGGGAGTGTTTCACAGCCACTTCTAACATAGAACTCGTTGACGATAATGGCGATGCTCTCAAGCTCGGTATGCCCGACCCTATTGTGGTTGAGAAGGAGGTCATAAAAGAGAAGAAAAGTATCTTAGTTTGGCAGATTTGATAGGTTTATAAATATTGAAAACTTTTGCAAACTCGCTGAAAAATAATTATAAGAAAATTATAAATTGATAATCAGCTTATTACAAATATGTTTATAATTTATTTATAAAAAGTTTATAGGAATTTTATAAAAATAAAAAGGTATGGCAAATTTTACAATAGCGGAGTTGACACAGTCAAGCACCGCTGAACAATTAAAAATCAACAACAATCCCCCCTCTGTAGTAAGGGTTCACCTGACAGAGACTATCACTCTGTTAGAGATCATTCGTTCTGAATGGGAAAAGTATTGTGAGGCTCACAAGCTCGGAAATCCAGCAATTCGCATCTCAAGTGGCTACCGCTCACCAGAGTTAAACAAAGCTATTGGCGGAGTGAAGAACTCTGCACACGTAGAGGGTTATGCAGCAGACTTGCAGCCAGTCAATGGTGCGCAGAAAGAATTTGAAAAGTTCTTTGTAAAGGAGTTTTCAAAGAAAGGCTACGGCTTTGACCAGATTATCATTGAAAAGTCAAAGACCGCACGATGGGTTCACGTGGGGTATAAGACTGCTGACGGACGCCAGAGAAGACAATGTTTCACATTAAATGTATAAGGATATGGACAATATGGATTACGAAAAACAAGTAAAATTCTACTTGTATTCTATGCTGACAATCATCGGATTACTTGCGCTTACGGCTGGTTGCTTCACAAGCTGTTCAGACAAGAACTTTACGGAACTACATTCAACTCGAACTGACACTGTTTACGTGACAAAGAAAGACAGCGTCAATCTCAAGGATAGCCTTGTTGCTCGACAGGTGATTAACATCCGTGATAGTGTCGCTATTCATGACAGCGTGGTAATCGTCAAGGACGATCAAGGACACATCAAGGAAAAGTTAATTGTTCGCTATCGTGACCGCTGGCACACCACGCAGGATAATCTTACACTTCAACGGCAGATAGACCGCTACAAGGCAAGCAATGATAGCCTACGTGCAATAAAGACAGAATACAAAGAAGTTCCAATACCAGTAGAAAAGAAGCTCTCTCGATGGGAGAAGCTAAAGATGGATGTCGGTGGTTGGGCGATAGGCGCAATGTCAACCTTTCTACTTGCAATCATTGGCTATATCGTTGTTTGGCTGTTGAAGAAGTATCGGAAATTTTAATTCTTTCCAATGTTTGTAATATTTGAAAGAATTTGCATAAATTCATTGAATAAATTTTCCTTTTCTCTTGCATCTTTCACGATAATTTGCTAAATTTGTAGGAGAAAAGTATTGAATTTGTTTTGAATTGATTTAGGTTTTTAGTTATTTTTCAGGTAAGATTATTTTTAGGATAACCCTGCAATCCGAGAGGACAAGCAGGGTTTTTCGTATAAACAAAAAAGGGAGCACCTACTTGGCACTCCCTTTGTAAATTCTAAACTTCTGAATGACTATATTCAGTGGCTTGTTCATGAGATTGTTTTCTCTTGCAAAGTCCATCAATTCTTGAAAATCTCTCTTTCCCATATTATCTTTTTATTGTTAGTTCTTTACCAATAACGGCTTTGTCGAAAGTCACCCAATCAACGGCAATCTTTTCTTTCCTATTGTGAAACGAAAGAGTGACGAAATACTGAGCATTAATGTATTTCTGCTCATAAGGCAAGACGCCCTTATCTATCGTTTCATAGTGTTCGGGTATCTCCGATTTCTCGATAACTATACCCTTTACAAGTCTGTTGCTACTATGTACGTAAACGGCAAACCCAAATGTAGCAAGGGTTATGACTGCCATTATACAAAACTTTGTTCTACTCATGCTGCTTTCTTTTTTGTTAGACCTAATTCCTTTGCAAACTCACGCAGCTTTGTCAAGCCACAACCGATAAAGGCTGCGAGTTCCTTGTTAGTCTTTAGGTGATAGTTTTCTCTCAGATAGTCTGCTTGCCTATCAGTGAGTTCATATTTCTTGTGGTTTTTCTTGTCCCACTCCATCATGTGTCTATCAGCTTCCATTCGTGCGTCAGGATTGAGTTCAAGGGCAGCCGTACCGCTTTCGTTGATAAACTTCTCTGACACAAGATTTAGCTCGATAACATCAAGCGAACGTCTGCAATTCTCATCTTTATTGAGGTCGATACTAACACAATCTTTGCAGAGTATCTCCTCAACCTGCCCCCATGCTTGGCGGACAGAGTGAAGTCGTGCAGGCTTAAATGTCAGCCCGAAGTTTACAGGAGGACAAGACGGACATCCTTCGATGAACTTGTCGAACAATTCTACCGAGTAGTTGATAAGTTCGTATGCAAGGATAATATATGACTTTAAATCACTATCCTTTATCATATTTCTATCAAGCACTCTTTTTATTGCTTGGCGGAATAGAAAGATATGAGGCTTTAGCCTTTCATCGACGCTATCGAGGAAGTCCATGTAAAGCTGACGTTTGTCGGTTTCTGCATTCTGCATATCCTGCATATTCAGCTTCTCAAAAACATCATATCGGGACATAGCATCTTTGCACGCTTTCTTTACTCTTTGCTTGTATAGTCCTGCTTCTTTGATTTTCTCTATTGCATCGCGCATATAGGTATGTGCGATGTCGTTCGTTCCACCTACGATAGTATGAAATAGGGCTGAAACATGATTGAATGTTTCCCTATGTTTTTCTGTAACCTTCATGAAGTCAACTATCTCTTTTTTAGCCAACTTCTTTGCGTTAAACTCATTCATGTGCGTATTTTCCTCCTTTAATGATTTTATCGGCTGCCTCAGAGCCGTAAACCTGCCATAAACCACTCTCATATTGACAAATATGGTCGCCAAGTCGGGCTATCGTCCGTCCTTTGGTGTGTGTCTTCTTGAGGATTACAGCAGGCTTTCCTCCTGCATCTTTCGTCACTGCCATTACACACGGCAGGTTATAAATGTCATTGACGTTCCTACCGTCAAATGATATGTCTAAAATTACCTTCATTAGCTAAACCATTCTTTATAAAGTTCATTCTTGCGAGTTTCGTAGTCAGTACCACGATACTCGTTTTCTAATTTTGCAATCTGCCTAAGTCTTGCCTTGACACAACGAGGAAAGAACTTCCTGTTTATTTTCATCGCCTGCCCAACAAGTGCAGCACGTCTATTAATGTATTCCTTTGCTGTCATAGTTATGCCCGTATCAGAGAACGTTAGCGCATACTCATTTGTTTTTTAATGTGTTAGTATCTAAACATCATAGGGTATCAAGTCTTCTGCTTCTTCCTCCCACATATCGCCTTCGTTTTCCTCGAAATCGAGGTAAACTGTTCCATTGCTCAAGTCGGCAAGAGTTGAGTAAAGCCCCACGACTGTCATAGGGAATCCGTCTTCTTTATTGCAGACTTTGTCACCGATGTTCAGTTCCGTTATCTTCATTATTATGCTTTTCCTTTAGTTTGTTAATAAAATCAATGTCTCTAAGCAGTTGACGCAAGCAACCGCTCTCCCTGCCATCTTCAACCCCTTTCTCGTATGCAATCTTGCACCCGTGAATAAATGCGTATAGGATTATAACGATTATTAGCATTATATCCAACATATCCGATATGTTCATGCCTTATTCTCCTTTCAGTTCTTTGATTAATGCATCAGCAAATTTCACAGAATACATTGCAACGTCTTCGACACTTGGGTTTGGGTTAACTCCCTCTGTAACAGGTGCAGTCAAAATGCTACTCATTGCATCTTTTGCTAATTCGTAGCGGCGTTGTTCCCAATCAATATCACATTCCATGAAATCAAGTTCACTCTTATGATAACTTTCTTGTTATCACTGCACCACCAATAAGTTTCGTCAACGGCAGGGTTAGGGTGGGTACTAAATTTTACATCTACTATCTCGCCTGTATCCTTTACTTTTGCTTTCATAATTTACTCTCCTATCTCCTCGTGGTATTGTCGCAATGTTTCTTTCACACGCCTTGCAGCTTCATTCGTTTGCTCTTGAGTACGGAAATAGTTGTATGTTTCCCATAAGTAATCTACAGATGCAGCGGTACCCTTACTGGCTATACTCTCATCTTGATGTAGATTCAGGAAGTAGACTATTTCTCCTTCTTTTGCTTTCCACCGAATCAGTTCTACGCACTTCTTTTCTGCGTCCCACTGCCATCCTTTTTCTTTCATCTTGTCAAATAGTTGACGCTTCTCTTCTTCGGTGGCGTGGCGAGTATATGCAAGTTTGCTGATATCGAAAAACCACGTTCTACTAATCTCTCCATTAGGACGTAGCATAATGTGATAACAGCAGAACTTCATAGAATTCTCAAAGAAAATGAAAGGGCATTCCACATCATCTATAACCACAACAAGCACATCCCCATCCTTGAACTTCTGCGCTTTCTCTATTTCTACACTCTCACCCTTTACGATTGCCTTGCAACCCTCAGGAATGGTGATTGTATCACCGCATTGTAATTCTACTTTCATAGTTTTTTTATTTTATTAGAATAATAATCTTTCTGTGTGTTTCTGTTCCTTTCCAATAATGAAGTCACAGATAAAGTTTCTTGCATAGTCAGGGGAAATCATTGAACGCTCTGACGAACAAACGCCGGCTTTCCCTGCCCCTTTTGCATTCATAATCAACTTTTTTTTCTTGTCTTTTTGAATACTCATACCATAGGTAGGCTCGCTGTTGATAAACCAATATGCTGTCGGTTTGACATAATAATCTCCACGCAACATTCTATTGTTATCTACCATGGTAGGCGGTATAACAAAGTTTGCTTTGAGATATGTTTGCATGCTCCAGGGATTTTCTATTATCAAGCGAAGTTTTCTTTCTATACATACAGATGTCAATTTTATGAGGAGAGAATAAAAATATTCTCTATCTTTAGCTCTTTGTAGTATCGCTTCGGTTTTTTCTCTTTGTGTCATCCCTTTGTAGTTATGACAACCAAAGCTAAAAGCCATCTGGCTCGTTGCGCAGAAATAGATACATGGAAAGAAAGCTAATATTAAATCATCTTCACTAATCTTATCAAATAAGCTTACCCCCCCCCCCGCATAGCATGTTTCGATTTCCTTAAACAAATCGGTCACATTATCTGTTTCTCCAAATTGATTCTGAATGTCGTAGTCTTCTGCTTCATATCCGAGTTTACGAAATTCGTTTTTGAACGTTCCTGACTGTTCAAAGAAACAATGAACCTTTCCTTTAATGTCCATACTACTTTCTCTTTTTACGTTTCTTTTTCCTTTTACTTGCGTAGGGTGTTGACCCTGCCCGTGATTTACCTTGATGATAACAATATTGTAGTCCATCATTTATAGCCTTTACTACACTAATTGGGTGCACTGACATATCTGTAGGTTTCATTAATTCGCCCATGCACTAATCAATTAATTCAAAACTATACGCTACCACAAGAGGATTAAATCTCCATACTTCTCCGCCACATACTTTATATATGAGCGATGCAAAGGCTCTCATTGGTGTTGTGTTGTATATAGGTTCAACGTATCTGTTTCCTTTACGTATGTATGTTTTGTTATAAAAATACATACAACCACCTACATAACCCTCCTTTCTTATGCCTTCTCGCAAAATATCTTCGTCTGATATAGACTGCAAGCGTTCCACTTTTACATCGGTAATCTTGATGTGATGAGGGAGTAAGTCAGCCCTAACGAACATTTTATTCGTCCACCCAGCCTTATACTCTTTACGTGGCATACCCACTTCATCAAGTATAGCGTCGCTGTACTTTGGCAGACATTCTATAATATCCTTATAAGGCTGTGCTATTGCTACCACCTCGCCAACCTTGTAAGGCAGGTGCTTTACAGTTTCTTCCCAATTACCAAGCGGTGTACCCTCTTTCAGTACTCGCCTTGTCATTGTCTTTGTTCCGTAAAGTACTGCCAGCGTGAGGCAATACTTGTCTGAAAACATTATCTTTTTCATACGCTTTATTTTATAAGTTCTGGGTTGTCTATTACGTTGCCCAATACTTCTATGTTGCTTGCCCAATAGGTTAGACCTATGTAGCTACTTGCGCCAATCTGCTTTGCACAAAATCCATCATTACGCCACATTATTATATATTTAATATTTGGATCTCCAATAGAAATTATATCTCCCTCAAAGATTTTCTTTCCGTTCTTATCTTTCAATCCAGTGTACTGACCGATAGTTTCGGGGTTGACCTCATTCTGCGAACATGTATTATCCATGTTCATCTGGTAAGGCGGCATGATAGCCACAGCACCCTCCACATTCCTTACTACATCTCCGTACAGCCAACCTTTACCTTGGTTAGAAAGACCTCTAAACAATATTTCACGCTTCATATTACTTTTCTTCTTTTAGTTCCTTAAACACTCCGCACCCATCACTACCATGTAGCAGGTAGTGGAAAGATTCGCATATTACACTGTTCTTGCAACCACCCTGCTCGTGCAAGTCGCACTTGTCGCAATCGACAGACTTATCTGTTTTGAGAAAGATGTACTGCTTATCGTTAATTATTATTCCGTTCATAACTAATTATTTTATAAATTCAAAATTAGCTTGATGATGAGTAAAATCACCATTGCCGAATATGGTTGCAGAATAATACTTACCATCTTCAAATGTAAATTCCAAATAATTTTCATCTTGGAAATAGACATCTACATTTGACGGCAACTCATTCTTAATAAAATCGTTTGCGCTTACCGTATTATTAGCATGAGAATCTTCCGTTTCCCAATAATACCAACCATTTTCTATATCTGATATTGATACCATACTGTTTTAATCTTCAATGTTTATCTTTACTCTCCAAATAAACCGCTGAAAACATAAGAAAGAATGCCACAAAAAGCAAGATAAACAACCACCTCGCAATTAAACCTACGTGCGCCACCCATACTATATCCCAATTTGCAAAGGCAAATACCAAGTAAAGGACTATAAAGAAAATAACACACAATGGTAATAATACTTTAATCATAATTCATCCTTTTCTAATTCTGTTGGTAACTCGGGCATCTCCATCCAATAGTCGACTTCGAGAAGACAATCTGAATTATCAAAAAAGTCATATCTAAATGTACGATACTCTTCATCAAACCATTTTGCAAAATAAGCGATATAAAGATTTCCACACTTTGTTTTTACAATAAATGAGATATCTTCTCCATTGACCTTGTTGGTTTTAGGTAAATCACCATCTTTAGCAGAGTGCCAAGGGTTTGCAGAGTGCTCGTCTGCCCACTTTGCGCCATCAATAAACCCACATGCAACATCATCAAGGTCTACATTGAAATAACCATAGTCATCAGCGTATTTAGACGCTAATTCTTCAATTTCTTCTTCTCTGTTCATAACTTTAATTGTTTGCCAGCGCAACAGCTATACTGCCGTTGTACTTTACATTTTTTACTTTGAAGATTTCATAATGGTATCTTTCAACACCAGTCCAATCTGTATCTTCCACTACCACTTCGACATCTCCGTACTTTTCGTACATTACTTGGAGTTCTTTTTGTAATTCTAATATTGTCATAACCCCAATGATTGTTTAATTCGTTTCTTGTAGTCCTCGTTTGCAGCCTGCTTGGCTTCCTTTAGCGTGGTAAAACATCTTGGAATTTCACCGGGTATTACAAGTGTGTATTTTTGCTTTGCAAACTCGTCAACTTCTATGTACCAATCTCGGAATTGGTCTTTGTTGACAAGTCCTCCTATACATTTTTCCCACTCTATTTTAGGCATATTCTCAACCACGCTCTCACGCCCTGCGTTGAAAGCTGCCTTGATGTCGTCAAATGTAAAGCACCTCTTATCTTCAATGATAGGACCGCCTTTCCCATTTACTCTGGCATACTCTTTCAATGCGTACACCAGAGATAAATCTTTCTTTTCTTTCATTCTATTCCTCAACTTCCTTAAATTCACCATTAACCAGTTTGTAGAATGTATCAGCCTTGATACGCTCACCATCTACTTGTTCGGTCTTTACACAGATAGGAGTCCAAACTCCATTGATGCAATCCCATTCCGCAAGTGTTATCCAGTTTCCTATTTTAGCCTTAGCAATAGAATCCTTACCAGCTGCCATGACAACAGAGTGATTACCTGTACTCTCAATCTGAGCATAGTCACCACTTGAGCCAATCTTAGCAGAGTCACCACTTGAGCCAATCTTAGCAGAGTAACCACTTGAGCCAATCTTAGCAGAGTAACCACTTGAGCCAATCTGAGCATAGTCACCACTTGAGCCAATCTGAGCAGAGTCACCACTTGAGCCAATCTGAGCAGAGTCACCACTTGAGCCAATCTGAGCATAGTCACCACTTGAGCCAATCTTAGCAGAGTAACCAGAGCTACCAATCTGAGCAGAATTGTTACCGTTATCATTTAAGCCCGTCTCTTTCTTTAGCTTAGATGGCGAAGTGACATCTTTTATCCATTCAACTCCAAGTTTCACAATATCTGCAAGATTAAGTTCTGCTTTAATCTTTATCTTAGAAGAACAAACTTTCGTTGTATCTTCTTCCTTATCAATTTCTCCAGACTGCTCTACCTCTGCAAAACGAGAGTTAAGCATATCGTAGTGATCAAACACCTCTAATGGAGATTCGCAGGCGTGGAATCCTCTCTCACAGCACGCAATTCTTCCGCTCATTTCATACTCTTTACCGACTTCGTACTGAAATCCTCTGCACTTCAAGTTCTTATCAAACCCTTTGTAGGCAATAACTTTCTTTTCCATATTAATTTTGGTTTAGTTAATATAATTCTCGTCGAAATAAGGGCATACCCCTGTTTCTTCTTGGTATTTCTCTTGCACCCACCACATATAAGCATCGGGAGGGTCTGGAAGATACCGCTTGCAGTAGTTCCTTAATTCGCAGCCCACGCCCCTGCAATAGGCGTAGTCTGCGTTGATATTATTCGACATAACTACCTTCTATTTGAGTCACCCGTTATCGTTACTCTTCTTGTGATAGCGTGTAACCTATCAACCACCCTATCGCCATATTTAGCTTCCAAATGGTCTTCATCTAAGTTGGTAGAGAACATCAGCAACTTGCTGTCCCTTTCCGCTGCATCAACGAGTTCTGCAAATGGCACTCGCTTATTGCCGTAGATATTAGAAATATCCTCTGTTCCCACATCGTCAATATAGATAATGTGATATCGGATAATATCATCGGGTGACTTGTTGAGTTCGTTTGCCGTGCAGATTGTTATTATCTTACGGTAATAGTGATAGAGAAGTAAAGGAATAATCCTCATACCTATCAGCGATTTGCCAACACCGCAATTTCCAACAAGCATTAATCCCTTTCCTTTGTTATCAGTGAGCCACTGAACTATCTTCTCATAGTCAGGGTTCCATTTTGCAGCATCACCGCAAAAGTACTTTAATCCTCCTTTAAGGTGCGTTTCTGCATTTGGTATGCTAATTTGCACCTTGTCGGGCAGTGGCTTATACGTTGTATCTCGTAACCGCTCAATGGCAGATTTGAAATCTATTTTTTCCATTTACCAATCGCTATCTTTATCGTAATTCATTTCAGATGATTTAAGGGCGGTAGTACTCTTTTGCACTTTCTCCCTGCTTGCCCACGTCTGTAGCCTCTTTGCAGTTTCCCACGTCTTTTCAAGTTCAAAGCGCATCTTAGTTCCTGATTTGTTCCTTTCTGTCCAATAGTTGAAGAAAGCACGTATCATCGTAGGCTCGTAAGTGCCACCACGTGAAGAAACAAAAGGGATAAGGCTCTTTTCAAACGCTTTCTCACGCTCTTTACATTTTGCTTGTAAGGACGTTAAAACCTGCTTTGATTGCTCGTTGGTTTTCTTCTTGCCAAAGCGATAATCATCACACTTATTCATCACAAAGAATGTCCCTTTCGGGTTGGCAATCGTGTCTATATCTCCTTTGTTAGCAAGTGAGGATAAAACATTCCTACAAGTTTGTAGGGACAATCCGCAATCATTTGCAAGGTTTCGATAGCTCGTTCGTGAAATGCCGTCATCGTCAGCCCCCACGATTAGCCGTAACATTACAAGCTGCTCGTGGGGGGAATATCGAATTGTAAACTTGTCATCAAGTTTTATCATTTAGATAAATATTTTTTTATGTATCCGTCTTAGAACTTTGGTTTCTGCGTCTTTGCAGAATTGTCTATTCACTTCAAAGCCATATGCCTTTCTTTCAAGATTAGCCGCAGCTAACAAGGTCGTTCCACTGCCTGCACAAGGATCTATAACTACATCTCCTTTATCTGTGAATATTTCGATTAACCTTTCAAGTAGTGGTACGCTCTTCTGTGTAGGGTGCACTCTTAGAGTACTTGTATCTCGCGGATATTCCATGCAGTTAAAAATCATCTGTCCATTATTGTTGAATTTTGGCAATTTATCACGATAAAGAAGTAGTCCATATTCGCAATTACCTACAATCTTCATATTCGCCTTTAATACCTGTGGCGAATAGTTCTTGCGAAAGACCAAAGGAATATAGTGCATAAGTCCATATTTCTTTCCTAATTCAATAAATTGGAATTGTTGTTCATATTCGCAAAACAATATCATACAAGGTGCTTTCCCTGCTTCTTTTGGCTCTTTTATCAGCATTTTTGAACAGAAGTGCATAAATTCGGCAGGTCTAAATTCATTCTCCGAAGAAAAGAATTTCTTGCCAGCTTTCTCACTTTCTCCATTCTTATTATTGCCACCTTCGTACCAAGTAGGGTTGCTCGCATAGGCGTTATTGCCGAGATTGTAAGGAACATCTGTAAGTATTAGTTGCGCCTTTGGTATCTGATACGATTTATAGTTTTGGAAGCTATCATTGTAAATCTCTATATCTTTCATTATTGAAATATCACATTTGTTAATTGTTTACCATTACTGAACACCGCCCATTTGCCTTTATCATTGGTGTCAATGAGCTTCAAGTCCTCAACCTTGCCAAATCGGTTAATATTTCCGCAAAGGTCTACAAACCACGCTTGTTTATCCTTATATGGTCGAATCTCCCTACCTACTATCTGATAGTACATGGCAAGCGACATCGTAGGGCGTGCCATAACCACCGTATCAAGTTCTGGATAATCAAATCCTGTTGTCAATACTCCTACATTCACAACAACCTTTATCTTACCGCTCTTGAAGTCGTTTAATATGCGTTCACGCTCTGCTTTTGGTGTTGTCCCCGATACCATTTCGCAGCAATCAATGCTTTGTGTCAGCCGTTCAGCCTCTTTCAGAAAGCGAGTAAAGACTAATATGCCTTTTCTTGCTCCGCCACGCTTTGGGCAAAGCAAGCGTTTCACTATACTGACTAAATAGCCATAGAAGTCAATTCTATTATACTCTGCTTCTACTGATTTGTCCGTATAGTCTGCACCAGTTGAATTTGCTTGCAGATTATTCTCATCCCACCCTAATGGGTTCATTTGGAAGTAATCTATCTTTGAAAGAAAGCCCATATCGAGTAAAGTCGATATTTGCACTTGATAGATAACCTTTGAGAATATCAGCGGACGGGTACGAGTAAGGAACTTTAGCATTGCGCCAAAGCTGCTTGAACTTAGTCTGTAAGGAGTGGCTGTCAGCCCTAACACCTTGCACCCCGTAGCATGGATAAACTCTTCATACATACCACCCTTTGCGTTGACAAAGTGGCACTCATCTATGATTACGTTATTGAAATGCTGAAAGTCATCTGTGTGTCTTATCACGCTGCCTATTGTCGCAAAGGTGATACGGCTTATATTCTTTGAATTGAATGAAGCTGAATAAACAGAACAGTCAAGTACTCCATAGGAGCATAGCTTCTTGTAGTTTTGCTCAAGTATCTCTTTTGACGGCTGAAAGACAAGCGTATGCCCTTGCAGTCTATTTGCAATGTCAGCTATCACAAGCGACTTGCCGCTACCCGTAGGCAGCACCATGATAACATTATACTTTGCCTTTTTGTCATTAAAAAAGGCTACCGCTGTATCGGAAGCCTTTTGTTGATAATCACGAAGTTTATACATCATATCCTTATCCCTTTTTCATCGCTCAATTTCTTGACTAAGACTGAATAATATTTAATCAGCTGTTCAAGTTCAAAGCAAGACCACTTCTTTGTCTGATGTGCTTTCGCTTCAAGTATTTGGTATCTTTGCGTTCCTATCTTCTTGATAAGGTTCTCACGATACCCGATGAGGTGGTCGGCTGAAAACCTATTACAAAATCTACATTCGCTATTGCAATTCTCCTCATCGAAGCGGGTTGACATGTGCCGTCTCGAATGATAATGCCCACAATCGGATTGGTCAAAAGGCTTTATCTTTCCGCACGATATACACCTGAATGTGCCGTTAGGGAAAGCATCTCTCAATCTGATATACTGACTAAAGACCTTATCCAGCTTCTTTACCAAAGTAGCTTGGCTTGCTTGCCGTTTCTTTGGTTTGTCTGTTTTCTTTTTCTTCAAATAATACATAGTCAATGTAGGCGGACTCGAACCACCACTGACAGAACCAAAATCTGTTGTGCTACCATTACACCATACATCGTTTTGCCCCACCGCTGTGAGGCTGTGAAAATAAACTATTAAAATTATGAGTTACAAAAATTGTGCTTTGGGCAGGACTCGAACCTGCATTTACGTCTAAATCACATAAGATAATGTATTAAGAAGAGTTGAACTTCTATCTTTGCGCGCCATCTGTGTTTCCGTACACCATAATACATTCAACTTATGCGTGCGTCTACCAATTCCGCCACCAAAGCAAGTGTGGGTGACGCTTCACCCAGATTATTTATTAAATAATGAAGACAACCCTCACGGGCTTATTTACAAAAATTCCTTACTCCTGTCTATTTCTATCTCCATCTGCTGAATAAGTATTGCTTCATCTGCCGATGGTATGTATATGCCAGCTTCTTGTGCTGACCAATTTCTAAATCGGTCAACGGACAAACTCATTTCTGCCGTATCGAGTTCAGCACTGCTCCTAAGCACCTTTATCCTACCCAAATACTTATCTTCCTTTTCTCGGATAAACAAGTCAGGGTTTACAAGTTTCTTATAATATTGCTGCTTGACCCATTCAAGAGTGTTACCAGTCTGCGTACCAAAGTAAGCAAGGATAACGTGCAGATACTTATTCTGTGGTAAACTTCTTCTCGGCTTTTTCTCGGTCAAGTCTACGATTACCCCACTCTCGACTAACTTCTTAGCACGAAGCAGGAAGTTAGCCTTATCAAGTGGGGAAGAAAGATTATATATCATTAGAATGGTGTATTATCTTCTACTTGTGGCGGTTGATAGGTAGGTTGTGCGGGCTGCTGATATTGTGGTTGTGGTTGGCTTGATTGTTTCAACTCAACCTTATAGCCACGAACGCTGGTAAAGAAACGTGTTTGTCCGTCTTTCTCATACTTCGTACCTTGTAGGTCAAACGATACCACAACTATATCGCCCTGCTTGAATTGATTTAATAGCTGGCAATTATCACCGCTAAACTCTAACGACGGATAATTATCATATCCTCGCTGCCCTGTCAACCCATCAAATCGGGTAGCATCTAATACTAACTCTCGCTTGTAATAGGTTTTACTGCCATCTTTTGATTTTATATCCTTAGTGTCCCCTATTTGGAACACTTTACCGATAATTTGATTTGCCATTACGCTTCGTTAAATAGTTTCTTGTCTGTTATCAATTCTCTATTCTCATTCACAAAGCGGATAAAGTCCTCACACCTCTGTTGGAGTATTGGAATATCTCGCTCTGGGTTGAACTCATAGCTTTCTGTGAAAGTTTCGTAATTGTACTTGCCAATCACAGCCACATTATACTCGAAGGTCCTAACATCATTACCCATTTGTATAAGACAGAATGGATATACAAGATGTTGGCTATTGCGTTTGTACTTTCCTACGCTATATTGGCTTGCCGTCTTGATATCGTGAACAGACAAAGGCAATAACTCGTCAATGAAGCCATAGAGTTTCACATCGCCAAAACAAGTTGAGAGAACACCCTCGACAAACTTCTGTGTTACTGCGCCTTGATAGTAATCGGCAAATTCTTTACACAAGCTGATAGGAAAATAAAATACACGTTCACCTATCTTTGCATTGAGTCCGACAACCTTATCCGTATAGGTTACATCGCAATACAAAGGTTTACTCTCGACATCATCGTAAGCACCCATAACTATCTTCTCATATACCTTTTCAACTTCCACCTTGTCTGACTTACGGTGTTCTATCATACAATCTACAACTTCATTGAATGCTGTACCCTTAGCGACTGCTTCATTGTCATAAGGTACTCTGTTTATGCGGTCAATGACCGATTGGAATTGTATATCGTGGAACTCTTCGGGAGTATGTGGGGGATTATCACTAAACCCCCAATACTTTTCCCAAATAATATCACTATCCACATATTGCTGATAGGCATCAAGCAAAGATGGATAGATATTGTAATTAGGCTGCTTTGTCTTCATAAGATTTTGTTTCTTTATTGTAAACCAGCCCAAGTTCACTTACCCTTGCAGAGAACAAAGAACGTGCTTTCATCAATGAACTACCGATATGCTTGTAGTCATTGATATGCTCTGTAAAGTAGTTGGCGCTTTGTGCATCAGTGATTTGCGATATGCCATCTTCAATTTCTGCCAACAAAGTATTGTACTTTTTGATTTCATCTTCCTTTGCAGAGAGCATACCAAGATAAGGAGCAATAACAGAACGTTCGATAAAATCATTCTTTGCCGTTGGTTTGCCTTGCACATCGACAATGGTAGGAATATTCATAACACCTGCCAGATTGCACGTATTCTTGCCATCGTTACGACTGGTAGGGTCGAAAGTAATCGTTCTTACTTGCCTACCATTCTCGTTTTTCATTTCAAGATACCCCAGCAAATCAAGTTCTGTAACAATAGCGTTGTAGGACTTCTCACGTAAAGCAGGGATAAAGACTGTGTCATCACCCTCTTTACGAGTATCACGATGAGCAACAAATACAACATTCTTGTTAAGACTTCCTACTGTTCGAGTAAGCCAAGAAAACTCTTGATTAATACCGCCCCAATCTCTTATCTGAGGTTGGCGAGTTCCGCACTTATAGGTGATAATAAAGTCCATCATCTTACCTATTGTGTCAATGACAATAGTCTGATACGCAGACAAATCCTCTTGTAAGACATCTTTCACGTCTTGCCAGCTACCGACCTGCACCGTATCAATACCTTCTAAGTGGGACATATTAATACGTTTTACACCATTATCGAAATCCAACAATAGAGGTTTAGGAGTCGAAAGTGCAAGCGTACTCTTACCCATACCAGCCTGTCCGTAAATCATCATCTTGATTGTGTTCGGAATACTTAATTCCGATGCTTTTCTAATCAATGTCATAAGCTTTTAATTCATTAGTTATTATTAATCTGTTTAATCTCATTGTCGCAAATGCTTCTTGTATTTCTTTCTTTGAGTAATACAAAGGAGAGTTTACAGCCTCACCCTTGCGAGCATGGATTAGTCCTTGTTTCTCTAATTCTTGAAACGTCTTAAAATCTATCTTTCTGAATTTAAGCCATTTCTTCACCTCTGACAGCCTTAGTCTGTCTTGCGGTGGGTCATAATCTTTAATAGCAAGGTTATATCCAACACGGACGAAATCAGCAATGATACCGCCCAATTCAGAAATAGTAAGATTATTCATTAATATCTCTGAATGATAGTTATATGCCCTACCTTCTCTTTTTTGGTAGTAGCAAATTTATTGTTCATAGGGTCGCAACCCTCGTAACGATTTTGTCTTGTGCATTCGGTAGTTACCGAATTTGCCGTATAACAGCTCAATGGGACGTGCAATTTGTTACCTGCCCCGATATGCTTGAAAAGTCCAGTAATACTATACTTTCTATCTTTTAGTGTTCTTTCCATATAATTATTTTTTGTTTCGTGGGCATTGAGGACTCGAACCCCACTCACCTACCATAGATGCCCTTAAAATCCTCACTATTCTCACGAACCATGAGGAGTGACCATGATTAAAACTACTAACCTGATTATAACTTTGTCCCCACGCATGGAGTCGAACCATACACATTGCGTTATATGCCCTTTGTGGGGTAAAACCCTACTATTCTCACGAACCGTAGGTAACCTTAAACAATAATTCAAATATATTACGATAGAATATTATTAAGAAAATCAAAATTCAACTTCTTCGACTGATAATCTTTCTTGAACTTTTCAGCTTCAATCAAGAAATCTTCTTCTAATGCCTTCATATCTTCTAAAATATCGAAAAGGCTTCTGTTATCTTCTGCCATACCATTCATCTTTTAAATCGTGAAAAACCACTTTAAAACACCCTTTTGCCTGCCAAATGTATTTAGCAACGGCAGCGGTGCAAGTTAATGCACCGACTGACATAAATAAATGTATTAATATAGACATGATTTAATTGCTTCTTCTAATTCATATTCATCAATATCTACTGGGGTATCGTCTTTATCGAATGCTTCGACTTTTAGGCACACATGCACAGATGTTACCACATATGCGCCAGTACCATTACCGTAACCGCACTGAAAATCATCTTCATCATAGCCGTCAACATCGATTGAGCAATCGATATTAGCGTATGGTGTGTCGTTGAATCGGTCATCTTCATATAAGCACACGCAATCATCAACACCGCTGCCATCACGCCCAGCATCAACACAGACGTCTATAATTTTCTCTTTCAGTAGTTCTAACTCTTCTTTTTTCATAATCAATCAGTTTTTAGTTCATTCGTACGCACACCCTAATCGAATAGTAGCGAACTTATTTCATTCGCAGTGTGCGTTATATATTCATTTAGCGAGACAGACCCCTAACCTGCCTACTCTCTTACGTATAGAGGGTTTTCGTAGCGTTATTTAATCTCTATATTTACTTCTGCCATCTGCAAGGTCACGGATTGTTAGTCTCGCTTGCAGCCTTTCATTTTCAATATCTTTTTGTCTCAATAGTTCAAAAATCGCTGTAAACACTTGCTTTTCTCAACTAAAAGGTTTACCTTTGCTGTTGTACTAAATTGTTTACAGTGCAAAGGTACTAAAGATTTCTGTACTACCAAAGAATAATACAGATTTATTTAGCATTTAACTAATATTTAACATTGCGAAAGGTTTATTCACAAATACACCTTATATATATATAAAAAAGAGCATATCAAATATGCTCATTCTTTGAAATACTGATACAACCGATTTCTAATGATTGTTGAACTTGTTAACGAAGTAAATTTGACCTTTGCCCGTTACTTTCGTTGTAATAGTCGTGTGCAGCACCCCATTGTTACCACTTCGCACACCTTTTTTGAGTTCAAATAAACCCATATCAACGTACTTCTGATTAGGGATGTTGTAGCGTTCTCCTTTCGTGCCGAGATAGCCGTTATCTCGCATCCATTGGAATAGTCGCCTTTCACCCATAGGAGTGCCGTTCTGGTTGATTAGCTTTGCGAGTTCACCAATCAAACAGGAAGACACAGAACCGCTGACCGCTTTAGTAAAGGTGATAGCAGGCTGAGCAGCCTTTACGGATTGTTCCGCTTCAATACGCTTCTGTCTTTCTTCTTTGAGAGCCGTGGCGAGTTGGATAAGATAGTCAGGGTCGGATAGCGTGCGTTCTATAATGTTATCCGTCATATAAGCACCATGTTTGCGGATTGACGGCAACACATCTCCGCATACCCAATCTTGGAAGGATTCTGCCTGCGGCTTATCGGAGCGCATAATAACCTTATATAGGTTTTGCTCGTTCACAAATATAGCCGTCTGTTGTCTACCCATACTATCGATGACCCCAATTCGATTGACCCCATCGGATTTCAATCTTGAAGTAACACCATCAACACGGAGTTCCAACACTCTACACACATCGGCAAGACAAAATAATGGATTATCCGTTGTCCCTGCCGTCCTTACTTTCCCAAATTGTGGGTTTTCAAAAATTCTTAATTCGTTCATAAAAAATGCGCCCAAACTATAATAATTAAAGAATAAACATACCAGAGGAAGAGGAGTCGAAAGAGCAGAATCCACCCTTACCCATAGTGGGAGGGATTTTGCTCTGAACTTTATACCGAGAGTTCTCGTCGCCGTTCTTCGCCCACTTGTTAAGACAAATTCAACAAGTGACATGAGGCATTCCGATATTGTCATCGTCTTGCAGCGCATCCTCACTCATATCCTGCGCCCTCGCTTGCTCCCTTTGCGAGAAATAAGACTACCCCAAGGCGGCTGTGGTCGTGAAAGGTAGAATTGAGGTCGGTTGTATATAAACAAAAACCTCTGCAAGTGGTCAAGCCTTACAGAGGTGAAATATCTAAACTCCCTAAATGGGAAAATTTAGCGATGTCAGTCGCATTTCTTGACCAAATGCGATTACAAAGATACTACATAATTCTGTATTAACAAAATAAAATCAGAAAAATATGGAAGAAAAAACTAAACGCTTTTTTAAAGTCCTTGACACTCTGGACATTAGCGGATATAAACTAAGTAAACAAAGTAATCTTGTTACTCAACAAAAGTTGACGAATGCAAGAAAAGGAAGGAATACCATTAGTACAGATATAGTAATGGAGTTATCCCGATTGTATAAGCAAGTGAACCCAGACTATATTCTTATCGGTGAAGGTCCTATGTTTCTCACTGGTGACATAACTCAGTCTGGCGATGCCAACAATGCTAACAATAGCGGGGCGATAAACAACGACAACCGCAGGTACTATCAAGGTTGCAACAAGGAGAACTCGCAGGAAATATCAGAACTCGGAGAAAGAGTAACCGCATTAGAAGGCGCACCTACAATCAGCTACTCGCAGGGCAAGCCATACTATAACGTGGACTTTCTCGGAGGCTTCGACATCATTATCAATGACCAGACAATCAACCCTGAATACCTCATAGATTTCAAGAAATATGAAGATGCGGATTGCTGGTGCAATATTTCGGGTCAATCAATGGAGCCGTTAATCTCAAATGGTGATATAATAGCCATTAAGCAGCTTCACGATTGGCGAGAGTTCCTCCTATATGGCGAGGTATATGGTATAGTAACAAAGGATATGCGTACGGTAAAACTCGTTACCAAGTCGCCAAAGGGTGATGACTATCTCCATCTTGTTCCTGTCAATAAGTCAGAAGAATATCAGCCGCAGGATATTCCTGTGAAGTTGATTACGCACGTGTTTCAAGTACTCGGTTGTATGAAGAAACTTTAGCATATATTTAACATGGCATAAGTAACAAATAACAAAATCGCTATATATCAGAATATTACATGTGCAAGATATTCCGCTTGTGGTTCTGAATGTCGTGGGTTCGAATCCCACCACCCACCCTTCAAGAATTAAGCGGAAGTCTTTTAATGACCTCCGCTTTTTCTTTTGTACATCATTGTCACTATGCAAAGATACTACAAGTTGTATATTTACTAATTATTGACTGAAATATGACAATGTTTAAAGCAATAATAAAAAGCTAATGGCACATGGAATCACTGCTTGCGAATAAGACCGTAATAAACTTATACAAATAAGTCTTTCAATATTTGGAGTGACAAAGACTCCCTAACAAGAGAAACTATTACACATATTACAAGGATATTTTTATTTTAGTTTGCTGTCACTTTTAACATTTCGCATAACCTCACTGATAATTAAATAGTTATACAACAACTTTATGTGACAGTAATGACAGCAAATTGAAAACGATTTCGAAACATAAAACAGCATCTCCTAACATCTTTTATTTTCTTATCGGCATCTTGTTTGTCTTTGTAGCTGAACGTAGCCCGCTACACCTGCGCACCAAAGACAAACAATCTGCTCAATAATAAAACAAAATATGTTTAGCCTCTAATGAATGATTTGGTTTTAAAACGACATTCTAACGATTTTCTCCTTTATCAATCACCCCACTATTATTCCCCTCCACAGTCAAAGATATGTAATAAGATCCATTTGTTTACCAATTATTTCCTATATTTGCAAAAGAAAGAAATACCTAAACGGAATGGATATATACATTATAAAAAAGAAGTTGGGCAGTAGAAAAGAATTAGGAAGGCACCTTGTAGAAATTGATGAAACCGTCAATACGCTCGGAGCTCTACTCTACATATTAACCCTACAAGGCCTAACCGATACACAAACACTAAAAGAGAATTATGCGTTATCCGACAGTGAGATAGCTGCACAGGCAGAAGAAGGACGCATCCGCTTTGCTGAGAACTATAGCGAAAACCACGACACAATAGCAAAAGCGATGGAACGAACAAAGCAGGCATACGATGATGGTCTCTTCAAAGTATTTATCAATGGTGAAGAAGTAACGGAATGGAATGCCCCTATCATCCTCTGCCAAGGAACAGAAGTCATCATTCTCAGACTTACAATGCTCACAGGTCTTTATTTTTAAGGTTAAACTTAGAGAGAAAATTGTGAGGGGAAAAGTATTAGATTCAGCAAAGATCACTACTTTATAAGTCTTATTAACCAGCAAATTCGCATTGACTGGAACGTATTTACCATCTAAGAACTTATTGAAAGGAATAAAATATGAAAACAAAGAAGGAGTTACAGGAACACTGTCAACAATATATCAATAGCATCAACCTATCCCAATGCAATATATGGGAGAAAAATGTTTTTTACAAAGGTTATGACGAAGAGAAGATTCCTTTCCGTACCATAAAGGAACTTATTTCTGCAGGTGCAAACCTCCCTCACATTCTTCCAAAGAACTATTCCCAGCTTTTAGAACTACATTTAAAGCAGCTTAAAGAACTCTCTCACACGAAAGGTATCTATCGTATAGATGTAAGAAAAGGCATTGATTTACAGGAGATAGCAGATGATATATCTGACACAATGCGTGCCTTCTTTGCCGCAGCTGCCTACGGTCTCACGATTGACGAGCTAATCCGTGGACAATACCCTGATATAACCAGCTATTACCTTTCATTTACTCCTGTACTTACAGCTGCCATCCAGCAGGGAAAATCAGAAACTATTGATGCAGTAAAAGAGGTACTGACCAGTGAAAATAACGTCGGAATCCTTACGCAAAGCCTCATCACAGCCATAGAATCTAATAATAACGAGGAGTTGCATACCCTCCTCCTCAACGTGCTGAGAGCTGCAAAACTACAAGAGGGTCTGCGCCAGAGTATCGTAGAATGTGGTAATGAATACAGCCTGACATTCTATAAACGAATGCTGGATGTCATTGCCGAAGAAGGTCTTTTGCGTTATAGTTCCGTTAGACGATCTGTTCAGACGTGGGCTGGTATCGGCTACGAGTCTGTTTCCGACAAAGATATCAAGACTATCTTCGAGGGCATTCATCTGTTCTTGACCCACCCAGAGGAACGAGTAAAAGCCTATACGGGTCCGAATGCACTACTCGTTTACATTGCTTTATATACGGCTGGTGCTGAGGATTTCAGTATTGCACAGCGTGATGCCTTACAGTTAATTGATGGCTACACCCCTCTCCAGAACCGTATTGCAGCCATCTACTATCTTGACCGTTCAAGTCATTTCAAAGTTACTGACCACTTCGAGTTCTTTGCAAAGCATCTGGATGATCCTTTCACAAAGGCTTTCTTCATAGAACAATTAAGTTGTACAGCCAGGGAGGAGAGGTATGAATATGGAAAGGTTGACTGCGTTTCGGGAAAGCAACGTGAACTTTACCAAAAGTTTTTTGATGAGATTGCGAAATGGGAGAAGGAGGTTAAGAATAACACGGACTTCACCTTCAAAGGCTTTGAATGGTTCAAAATCCGTCTTTCCCACGAACACTTCATCAATGCCCTGTGGGTACTTGCCAGCCAAATGAAGACACAGGAAACGATTGACCATATTCTTCTTGAGAAGATGCCTAACTGGGGAGTGCACTTCATAAGATATTATAACTATAGCCAAGAGGATGAGAAAAAGAAGCCTTTATACACCTTTATGAAGGAATATTACCCTTTAGGCAGTCCTGAAGCACGTCGTCAGTTCCTTGTTAAGAATATCTTTGGCTATGAGAAAGAGGGTTTTGACTTTCTCTTGACCTTCTTCTCCAAGGAAGAATTTACTACAACAGATGTCAAAGAGATAGAGAAGAAGCTAAAATCCAAGGTTTCTGACACACGAAGTATGGCTGTACGTGTACTGCTTACGTTGCCCTACGAACAGCTGAAAGCATCATACGAACGCTTGCAGACAACGAAGGGAGACTATATAACAGCCGCTTTGACTGAGCTTAGGGAAGGTAGCAAACAGCTTACAAAGGACTTTTCTTCTACAAGTAAGGAGGCAAATACAACTGCTCCTACAACCTATCCCGGAGCAGAAGGTGGTTACGGTCTATACAAGACGGGGGACATTCCGACCATTAAGCTATCTGATCCTTTCCTAACAGAGAATGATTCGCAGTCGTTCCTTAGTAAGGTATTCAATAAGATTACTGGCAAGAATCGTGCAGATGCAGGCTCTGTCTTTACCTACTCCATTGACGAACTGCGCAAGCTATACACCGAACTGGAAAAGATTATAGAGGACAATGCTGACAAGGAGTATAAGAGCTATTGGGGAGGAACCCAAACAATTGGTGACAGTTATCTTTCCTTTACGTCTGACGAGCATACCCTTGATACACTCCCTTATCCTGAACTCTGGAAAAGTTTTCTGGCAGATCATCCTCTCAAGGAAGAAGATTTGTTGGGTATCTACTTAATGCTATTAGTACTTGAAGACAGCTATAGCACCGAATTCGTAGAACTTGATGCTGACAATTATCCATTCAAGAACAAGAAAAGCATTGAAACGTGGAAGTATGGCAGCCACTTCCGACTCATCGTACAAGCATTGCTCAACGATTTAGAAAAGAAGACTCCTTCCCTACTTTTCTCTCAAGCCTACTCCATTCTGGCGTTGATATTCTTCCATTGTCCAACCAACAGATACACAAGGATTTCCAGTTACGGTTCAGATGATGATGAACACGTATTCAATAGCGAACTCTTCCAGACTGCAATGAGATACGCAAGAAACTGTTGGAGAAATGAAGAAGAGTTCAAACTCTTTGCAGATATGACAATGGCAATGTATGGGAAGTATGCGCCAATAGCCCGAATGGACAAGAACCTATACTATTCATGCTATACAATCGATGCACTCATATTGTCGCGTTACAACCTTCAAGGTAAGCTGTCTGACGATGCCTTTATGGAGTTACTGCTGAATGACGAAGGCGAAGAACTACGTAATGCAGGAGATTATATCTATAATACACGAGGTCACCGACTTACTTTACAATATGAAGATGATAAGAATGTTGACGCACGTTACGGCAAAGAGACTTACAAGAATCTGGAAAGAATCATCAATAAGATAGCTCAACACCTCTTCAAAGTTGAGATGACGCGCCTCAATGCACCGACAACAGCCTCTAATATCATCATCCGTATAAGTAACGCAATGGTACTTCAGGGGGCAGAATATATGGTTACGGCAATGAAAGCATTGGGCAAAGATCACCTGATAGCAAGTAGCTACGGCACTGAAAAGCGTGCAGTGCTGACCGATATCATTGAGCGTACCTTCCCACTCGAAACAGATACGCCAGAAATACTTAAGACAATCAAAGACGACAGACTCTTAGAGTTGGCATATTTTGCACCGCAATGGGTTCCACTTATCAAAGCGTATCTCAACTGGGAAGGCTTCGATCTTGCCTATTACTACTTCATTGCACATACTAAGGAGATGGGTGAAGACGAGAAGAGGGCTGCAACGGCACTCTTCACCGACCTCGACCCAGCTGATCTTGCCGATGGAGCCTTTGACGAAAAACTCTTCCACGAGGCTTACACCGTGGTTGGTGAAAAGCGTTTCTACCTGTTCTACAAGGCTGCACGATACATCGGAAACAGCAACTATCACAGTCGGGCACGTCGCTTTGCAGACACAGCTCTCGGCAAGATAGACGAAGAAACGATCACAGAACAGATACACTCCAAGCGCAACAAGGATGCCGTATGTTCATTAGGACTGATTCCAGACAAGAGTGACAAGGCTTTGCAACGACGCTATCAGCTTATACAAGCCTTTCTGAAAGAGTCTAAGCAGTATGGCGCACAGCGTCAAGCATCAGAGAAGAGGGTATGTGAGATTGCCTTACTCAACCTCTCACGCGGTGCTGGATATGCTGACCCGATACAGCTAACGTGGCGTATGGAGAGCCAGCAGGTGACTGACAACGCTGCTTTCCTACAAGGAATAGACGTGGAGGGATACACACTGAAACTACAGTTAGTAGAGGATGGCACCAACAAACTCATCATTCAACAAGGTGAGAAGGTGCTGAAAACAGTACCTGCAAAGATTAAGAAGCATCCTGACTACCTCAATATTGCCGCTATGGGCAAGGAGTGGACGAAGCAGAGGAAGCGTGCCCGCACGATTATGGAGGATATGATGATACGCCAGACACCATTACGTCCACAGGATGTAAAGGTGATTGCTGAGAATCCTATCGTC